ATTTTTTTCATATTAGTAGAAAATATACTTGTTTTCTTCTTTAATACAATAGATTGAAATAGGATACAATCTTACTTCTCCTTGTGTTTCATCAATCATGAATCTCATAGATCCATCAATGATTTCTGGATTGTGTAACTTTACAGTCACACTATTCATGTCTTTGAAGATTGTGTAATGAATATCATCAGATTCATTAATTTTAATGAAGTGGTTTTTGCCAAGGATTTTTCCACCCATTCCTTCAGTAAAATAAGCTTTCTCAATAATGTTTTTTAGTTCTTCTGTGTTAGAGAAATCTACTTTAATTTCATTTTTTACCATTTTGTTTGTTTTTTTAGTTTGACATTAATTTACTTATGTTTTATATTTTTAAAAAAGAAAGTTTATATTATTTATATATAATGTATGAACCGGAGGAGACAGCGATCTCCCAACTTAGGGCCGGTTATAGTTTAGGCTATAAGAGAACACCGAACTCGCTCCTCGGTGTTTTCGCTTTTAAATAAGTTGATTTAATAAAATATTTCTTAATTCTGATTTATCTAATTCCATTTCAGAAAATATTGATAAACTGAATTTAGCAGTAACATCACCATTTCTGAATTTAGAAGTAATTGTTAATCCATCTAAATATGTTTCTAATTCCCAAAATTCATTCTGAACAACTTGAGAATGTGTATTCCAATTATCTTTATTTCTTGATAATTCTCCTTTTTGAAGTAATAATTTAAATCTAAATATATCCTGTAATGTATTATTATCATTATCCAATTTAATATCTAATAAAATCTTATCATAGATATATTTGGGAAAGGTTAGTTTAATACTTATTGGTTCCATACTATACCAAGTATTTTTACCTTTCATTTCGGATTTAAATTTACAAGGATATCCTATACCATCATAATATAATTTCATAGATACAAATATAATGAAAAAATATGAATTAAATATTTTTTTCAAACTTTAATTGACCACAATCAAATATCTTATATGATCCAAATTCATCTTCCATTATTTTAGATTCGGATAGTGATTTGTCATATCCAATTTTAACTAAATTAGACTTCTTATATCTTTGTTTATTAACTCGTCTTTTATCAATAAAGTATGAGTAGTTTGGATAACTGGTTGATGATAACTCAAATCCTAATTTAAAATAAAGACTACCATTTGACCAAGACCTATCGGCAAAAGATATAATTCTTGTAGGAGTTTTTAGTTTAATAAAGTGGTTTAATAGCTTAGAAGCACCACCAATAACATTAACATTTAACTTGTTACAAAATCTGGATAAATTCCACTCATCATCTTGCATTTTCTTACGACCTTCAAAATGATCAAATGTCATTAAACTAACTAATTCATTTTTATAAAAGAGTCCTATTTTTAATGAAGATGAAACATAACCCTGGATATGACTATCATTCAAAAATGTCTTTATCAGACTAACATCTTTAATTTCTTCAATTTTACATTTTCTAGCAAATATCTTATTATCGGAAATTCCTATCCAGTTTCGTATTTGACTTTTTATTATATCACATTTAAATGACCAATCATCTTCCCAAATATTTATAATTCTTATACCTCTTTTTTTAAAATGATTTAACTTATCTAAATGATAGTTTTTTTGCTTAAATAATTCAGAGTGCCAATAAAGACCATTAAATTCAAATCCAATATTTAATTCGGGAAGATAGATATCAATTTCTAATCCATCTCTATAAGATCTAATAATCTCACCATTGTATATAGACCTTATAAATTCAAATATTTCAGTCTCTTTAAAAGATTGGGTATCTTCCACTTTATAACAAACGGTACATTGTTTATTGTTTATACCTTTTCTAGCATGATATAAATGTGAGTTTGTAACATAACTATGTTCTTTACCACAATCACAATTCATTTCATATTTACCAAATCCAAGATACTTTATATAATTAATATCACTATTTAAATTTGTTTTTATATCACAGTTGTGATATTTATCAAACATTGTTTTTTTATATTCATCCGTTTTTGTGTAATTATCAACTCCCCATTTATATAGAGCTGTCTCTTTACATTTATTTATTATATCTTCAGATTTCATTGGGTGATCAAAACCATATTTTATTAAATTTGAATTTTTAATTTTATCTTTTATTTCTTCAGATTGAAAAGGATTTTGGACACCATAGTTTTTTAATGTGGTTTTTATCTTTCTATCTTTTATTATATCTAATTTTGATATATTATCAACACCATACTTATCCATAAAAGTCTTTTTTGACTTTATATCTATTTCATTATAATCTAAATTTAATTTAGATAGAGATATTTTATTTTTAACAGAATCTAATTCTGATGTATTTTCAACACCATACTTATTTAGGTTATTTTTCTTATAATTTATTAATTTTTTTTCTATAAGATTTATATCTGAATTTGAACAGTATTTTGAACAATATTGTCTATATCCTCTTGACATAGATAAAAACTTTGTTTTGTTTTTACAAACCAAACACTCAACACTTGTATTATCCAGTAGGTATATTTTCTCAGATATACTTTCACCATCTTTATCTAAAATAAAATTATAAAGATTAGGCAAGTTAGATATAACCCAAGAATCCTTGACTGAGTTAACCTTCACTTTGGATAGGTAAGTATTATATTCTTTTTCAATTTCAAATGAACCGTTAAACATAATGTATATATAAACTTTACCATCTCTCCTATCAAAAAACACCACAATAAAAACTATAATATATAATATATAAAATAAAACTTTTTACTAAAAAAAAATATATTAGATATGAAAGAACACATATTAGAAGAAAATAAAGATAGATTTGTAATGTTTCCCTTAAAATATCATGATATTTGGGATATGTACAAAAATCAGCAACATTCATTTTGGACAGCTGAAGAGATTGATTTAGCTCAAGACTTAACAGATTGGAATGAAAAATTAAATGATAATGAAAAACACTTCATTAAAATGATACTGGCGTTCTTCGCAGCTAGTGACGGAATTGTTAATGAGAATCTGGCTGAAAACTTTTTGAAAGAAGTTCAATATCCAGAAGCAAAATCATTTTATGGTTTCCAAATTATGATGGAGAACATTCACTCTGAAACTTATTCATTATTAATTGATACATATATCAAGGATTCAGATGAAAAAGATAGATTGTTTCATGCTATTGATAATTATGAATCTATTAAGAAGAAAGCTGATTGGGCCCTTAAATGGATTGAATCAGAATCATTTGCTGAAAGATTAATTGCTTTTGCAGCAGTTGAGGGTATCTTTTTCTCAGGATCATTTTGTTCAATCTTTTGGTTGAAGAAAAGAGGTTTAATGCCAGGGTTAGCTTTCTCTAATGAATTGATTTCAAGAGATGAAGGTTTACATTGTCAGTTTGCTTGTTTATTACACAACAAACATATTCAAAACAAAGTAACACCTGAAAGAATTAAAGAAATTATTTGTTCAGCGGTTGATATTGAAAGAGTATTTATTACAGAATCTCTTCCAGTTTCATTAATTGGAATGAATGACAAATTGATGCAACAATACATTGAATATGTTGCTGACTTTTGGTTAGTTGAATTAGGATGTCAGAAAGTTTATAATTCTGAAAACCCGTTTGACTTTATGGAGATGTTATCTTTACAAAATAAAAGTAATTTCTTTGAGAAGCGTGTTGCTGAATATCAAAAAACTTCTGATAAAGAAATTGATTTTGATAAATTAGATGAAGATTTCTAATAGATAATTATTGTTTTTGTTAAACCCCAGTCAAAAAACTGGGGTTTTTATTTTAATATATACTTTTATAAAATAATATCAACTATGAAACATATTAAGAAACATCCAATAAATGATAAAGCTCAAAAGCTTTCTAAGGATATGAAGAAACAGGAATTGGTTAAACCAAAGACTGATAAGAAATTAGATGCTGATAAATCATTAAGTGATCCAGATGTTTCAATGAGAGTTTCTAAACCTTCTAATAAGAAATTAGATGGTGAAAAGTTTTTATCAGAAGGACTTAAACATTTAAAAAGATTTAATGAGATGTTAGATGATAAAAATAAAATTCATATACCAATAGAATATAGTGGTGTGATAATGGAACTTGGAGAAGAGGTTGATCCAAATGATATTATCTCATTATATAATGAAATAGTTGAAGAAGGAACTCCATTAGTTAGTTACTCTGAGTATGGAACTGAAGGAAAGTTTTATAATGAAGACGATGATGAGATACCTACAGATGTTATTCTCGATGAGTTGAATTATGCTATTGGATTAGATGGTGAAAAGTTTTTGTTAGACCCAGAAGATGATTATAAATCACTATGGATTAATTTAGCTGAAGAACTTTGGGTTAAATTTGAAAAATGGTTATCTGAAAAAGACTTTGAATTATATGATGGTGGAGAGGATCTTCATAGAAAATTCATTGAGGTTGCTTCAAATGATGAGATATCATATGAGGAAAAATCAACAGAAATTGTTGGTTACTTAGAAGACAAGTGGGGATTATATGATGGTTACGAACAAACAAGGAACTATTTAGATTTCTTATTTTTAGAAGAAAATAATTTGGAGAATAATGAAAATAGTTAGAGCAAGATCTAAATACGGTGCTGAAAAAGAATATGTTTCTAATAAGACTGGAATTAGAAGAGTTATTAGACAAAATAAGGCAACTGAATCATCTGAACAAGTTGATATACAATTTGTAATAAAAGATGGTGGTGTTTCTCGTGTTTGGGAATTTGGACCAGAAAATATTGAAACTGGAGATTTTAATAAGTTAGTTGATTTAGGAATTCTACCAATTGAAAATGGTGTAGGATTTGTTATATTTAATGAAGATGGTTCAATAGAATTTTCAGATTTTGAACCGACTAATGAGGCTCTACCTCGCAAACAATCGGTGGACCAACTTAAAAGAGTTATGAAGATGTCAGCTAAAACTGATATTGGTAATAGAATCTCTGATATGAATAAACAAGGTGCTAATATTCAATACATACAAAATCCTATTAATTCTGGTATAGAATCATATGAGGACTTTGAGAAACATAATAAAAAGTTTATTCCTTCATGGAATTTAAAACATTTAATGAGTCCATTTTCAGGAGAATCAAAAAAGAAGAAACACTTAAATGAAGGATTATTCGGAAGCGATTTATCTTTATTAGAAGTAATGTCTGCTTGGATGGCATATAATGGTTATAAAAAATATGGATTTGAGGGTATGCTTAAAAATCTTGGTAATAACATAAAAGATTTAATGGCTAATTTCATTGAATATTCAACAACTATTTATGGCACACCTGTGAGTAAAGAGATAACTGAATATGAATTCAAAAGATTATTAGATAAGTTTAAAAATAAATAGATAAATATGAAACACTTAAGGAAATATAATGAGTCAGAAGAAGAGTCTCAATATGGTCTAATGAAATCAAAAGAGATTAAAGATAATATGGCAATGCAAGATAAAATAGTATCATCATATCAGGCTTTTTTATTTGGGTGTTTTTTATCAAACCCAAATGACTTCAAAATAGATGACAAAGGTAATCTCGTAGACGAAGGAGGTATCTTCACATCCGACTTTAATAAATGGTGGGAAGAAGGCGGAAAAGTTCCAAAACAATTTCAATAAAAATAAATAAAAAATAAATATGAAACATTTAAAGAAATTTAATGAGAACTTAGAATCATCTGATCAATCAAAAATCATGGCAGAAATTGAAGATATGTCTTCAGAATGGGCTTGGGTATATAGACAAGAAGGTGAATCAGATGAAAAATTCAACATAGCTAAAGAAAGTTTTATTGAAGGCGCTAAGGCTGTTTTTGATTTATTAAAAGATGAATCAGAATTATAAAATAAATAACTATGAAACTAATTAAATCATATAAACTTTTTTTAGAAAAATTAATAACTGATCCTAATAGATTACTAGCTCCTCAAATGGATCTTTATCACGAATCTATTGAATTATTTCATGTTGGTGAACATATTTGGGCAGTTAAAGTGGAAGACTCTCATTCAAGAGCTATGTTATTTTTAAGACCACAAGAATTTTATGAAAGTGCGTTTGAAGAAATAATCAGTAAACAATTCAAATTTTCAAGATTTCAAGAACTTTACAAACAACATTACGGTAAACAAGAATTTACTTATGGTTCTGATTGGTCTGGATTTAATATACCATCTACTATTTTAGAAGAATGTATGTTTAATATACCAGAAGATGAAATTAATACTTATGATAAAATAATGTTATCTATTATTAAAACTATAAAAGAAGTTGAAGGTGATAGTAAGTATTATTTATTAGGAGTTGATGAGTTATCAAATAGATTACTTGAACACGAATTTGCTCATGCTATGTGGTTTACTTTATCTGATTATAAAGAAGCTATGTCTAAGTTAAATACTGAATGTGATGGAGTTGTTAAAGATTCAATGTATAAATGTATAACTGATTATGGTTATGCTGACCACGTTTTACCTGATGAATTACAAGCTTATATGGCGACCGGACTTGCTTCTAAAATGGAAGATATGAATATTCCTAATATAGAAGAATGGCAACAAAAATACAGAGAAGTATTTGATCAACATTATAATAAGAGTTTATATTCTGATCCGAAAAAGGTGGATGTTAGTTTTTAATACAATTAAAAAAATATAATTTATGAAAAAACAAGAAATAATATACAATGTTAATTTAACAAATGAGGTTTACTCTAAAGTAGATGAGATAAACTGGATAAAATTAGGAATAAAAAGAGTAACTTGGATTAATAATAGTAAAACAGATACTCAAGGATTTACAGCACTTAGTGGTGATACTCTTTATATTGTTTGGAGAGGTAGTTCTTCACCAAAAGATTTCTTAAAAGATGCTCAAGTTAAAAAAGTAAATTTTGTAGAAACAGGTGAAAAAGTTCATAATGGTTTTTACACAGCTTTTAATTCTGTTAAAGAAGATTTATATAGTTCAATCAATTATATACTAAATACAACTAAATTTAATAAAACTAATCCAAATAGAATACAATCTGTTGTTATTTGTGGACATAGTTTAGGGGCAGCTCTTACGGTTGTATCTTCTTATATGATTTGTAAAGATTTTCCACAGATTGCACATTTAGTTAAAAATGTGACCGTTGGTTGTCCAAGAGTTGGTAATTCAATATTCAGAGATAATTATAATAAATTAGTACCTAAGAGTATTAGAATAGTTAATGATAAAGATTTAGTTACAAGAATACCTAAAATTGGATTCACACATATAAATGATGGAATTACACTTAATGAAAATGGAGAAGTAATTAAAACTTCATCTATCAATCCATTTAAGTATTTTATGGAAATATTTGTATCTGATATTAGTGGTGAAGCCGCTAAAGATCATCTTGTAGATAGTTATCTACAAGTCATAAAAAAATGGGATGGTGTTATAGATAAATAAAGAAAGAGGTCTTATTGACCTCTTTCTTATTTTAAAACCATATACTTAACACCATCAACAATTTTGACTTTATACTTTCCAGTATCAGAAGACTTAACTTTCTCAGTTGCTCTTTTTGTTGCTTTACTTCCTTTAACACTTTTTTCAGCTTCTCCGAACTTACTCTTAAGTGTTTCTCTCATTGAAAATCTTTCTGTCATATCTCTTATTTTTAATTTTATCAAAGATAAGTAATCTTTATAACTTTAACAAATATAAATTAATATATACTTTTATGAAATATCTTAAAAAATTTAATGAGAATATAGAAGAACAAATCTATAAACAAGTTCTTGATAGAATTAAGGAATGTTTCTTAGAGTTTGAAGATAATGGATGGCATTGGATAGCGGATGTGTTAGGTATAGGTATATCTATTTGGGAAAATCCAAACTTCAATTGTAGAATGATGCCTAAAGAGGAGGTTTATCAACCATCAGATAGAAGAGATTTATTAGATTGGACTGGTGCAATAAATTCAGATGGTGAAATAACTTGGGACACTAAAGAACTAAAAGGACATAATTTAACAAAGAAAGTAGATAGTGATAATAATACTACTTGGTCAATGTCTGAAAAAAAGGAAGAATTTAAAGAAGGTAGTAAGGAAAGAGAAGAAGCTGAAGATTTTTTAGTAGCTGTAAAAAGATTACAAAGTGAAATAGGAATAGGATTTGAATTCTCTTATAATAATAGAGGTGGTGAAAAAAGAATAATATTACAAGGTAGCATATGAAACTAAAGAAATATATTGAATTTATAAAAGAATCATCTGGATATGAATACGGATGTGTAATGATTGAAGTTCCAGTAAGTAATTGGGATGAATTAACCAATTCTATTGATCCTAAAGATGTTTATACAGGTGGTGATGATTCTCACGGTATCCAAGAATATCCACATTTAACGTTGCTGTATGGACTCGAAAAAGGGGTTACAGAAGAGGAAGTTAAATCTGTAATTGATAATTTTAAGGGTGAGATAAAAATTGAAATAGATGGTATAAATCTTTTTGAAAATGAACAATTTGATGTTTTGAAATTCAATGTTGTTTCAGATGCTGGTCTACAACAACTACATGATGAGTTATCAAAACTACCCAATACTGATAAGTTTCCTATCTATAAACCACATATAACAATTGCTTATTTAAATAGGGGAGAAGGTAAGAAGTATGTAAATCCTAATTACAAATATTCAGTTAAGAATATTAACAAGATAGTTTACTCAAGACCGAATAGTGAAAAAGTTATCTTTGATATATGAAATACTTAAAGACATATAACATATTTGAATCTACTGATGATAGAAGTAGTATTATGCAAACTATAGAAGATATTATAATTGACTTCAAAGAAAAAGGATTTAAAACATTATTAGGTCAAGACCCCGGAGTTCCTTCAATATTCAAAAGTGATGATAAAGATGATAGAAGAATCATTCTTGATGTCAATAAGATAAATAATGACTCATTTAAGTTAAGTGAAATAGAAGATGAAATACTACACATTGTTTCTTATGTGAGATCATTAAAATGGGGAATAAGTGCAACAGTATCAATTTCATCATATGGAAATCCATCAGTATTTCATGGAGATAAAAAAGATTTTGCTTACATATCAAGTCATAAAGATGGTAATTTCTTAGATGAGAATGGCGAAATAATTGATGATGTTATAAATTTAAATATTAAGGTAATTCCAAAATGAAACACTTAGAGAAATATAATTCCTTTTTGGAAAAGTCATCTACTCAATATGGTATTTATGATTGGTTTGAAGATCTAAAAAGATATAAATGGAACCAAAATCAAAAATCAATGGTAAGTGAATCATCATTGAAAAAATGGTCAGATCAGTTTATTGGTGAAGGTTACTGGGAAAAGATTAAAGATTTAGTTGATAGAATGTTTGTTGCTATGTCTAAAGTAGACACTGATTATATTAATGATAGAATGTATGATGTTTATGATGAGATACCATCTAGTAAGGAAAAATGGACAATGTGTTGTGTTGCTTATGGAGATTATGAAAATCATGATAAACCAAATAATAGAAAGTATAATGGGCTCCTATCTGTTCAGAAGCCAAAAGAAGATAATAAATTAAATATTATTATTTCAATATTAAAAGATATTATTTCACCAACTTTAAATATTGGTGGTTATCCAAGTGTTTTTCTTAGAAGAGATGATGATCAGTATTATGTAACTGATAAGAAATGGAATTGTGCTAACTTTGATATTGATAATTATGGATTTAGATCAGGAGATTCTTTTGAAACATCTGAGGGTAAAAATTCAGTTATTCACAATTCAGATATTGATAAAAAGAAAAAGTATTCAGTAGATAAGATATTAGATATGTATAAGCCTTGTGTTACTATCAACATTGGTGGATATAGTGATTCACACTTAACTGGTAAAATGAATCTTAAAAAGTTAGAATCAGATATAGATGAAATTTTACCATCTATTTTACCTACCTTAGATTATGAAGAAGTTATATTTGATTCTTCAAGATTTGACAGAATGTATGATGATGATACTGATATTAATGATTATACAATTAAAATCTTACTTAACTTTTAATATATAGATAATGAAATACTTAAAACTATATGAAAATTTTGGACATGGTATAAGTAGTATACCTGATAACTTTATTAGATTAGATAGTATTGGTCATGTTTTAGATCCAGAAGAAGGTGTTATGTATGCTGTTTGGAAAAGAGGCGGATATGATAGTGAGAATCCATATGAAATATGTGATAATGAAATAGAAAATTCCCAATATTGTCCGTATTTGGATATTTCTGATGAAGAAAAGAAAATAGTTGATAAGTTCTGGCTGTCTTGTGAAGATATTAAAAAAGGTGAGATAAACTGGAAATTAATAGAAATGGCTAAAGACCTTTCACTTGATTATTTAGATGAAGGTAATGAATTAAGAATAAATGTAGTTGTTACAGAAAACATAAATCGTGCTTTTACTTATGAAGATATTTTATTTGATGTTTACCGAGAAGTATTCTCACATAATGATGTTTTTAAAAAATGGTTTAAATACTTTCCAAGTAAAATGAATGTTATTAAAAATAAATCTTTATCATATAGATTTAATGTAGAACCAAAAAGAGGGTATTCTAAAAATTGGGGTTTAAAAGCTTGGGAACCTGAAATGACAAGAGAATTATCATCTAAATTGATAGAGATGTTCCCAGATGAAACAATAGTAAACAGATGAGATACTTAAAAACATATAAATTATTTGAATCAATAGATAACAATATAAAACTTAATATTGAAGATATCTTATTAGAATTAGATCTACTTCATATTGAATATGATATATCAGAACTTAATTATTATAAAGATGGTATAAATCCTACAGATTGTTTAAGAGTTTATATTAAAGATAATCAAGATAGATTTTTTAGTTTAGAAGATATAATGGATGTTTTATTAAGAATAAAGGAATATCTAAAAGAAAGTGATTATTCAATTGATATTGGTATACCTAATTCTGATGATTATTTAGATATTGATAATTTTATGAAAGAGTTTTCAGGTGAAGAATTATATAACATTAATATTTTTATCTATCATAATCCAAGAATATCTGCTTTTAAGAGAAAATACACGGTTGATAAAGATATTTTTGAGGCTAAAAAAGAAGTTTCAAACTTAAAGTTTACTTTACAACCTAAAAAGAAAGGTGCTAAAACCGACACTTATAATGTTAATAAAGATGGTAATGTTATTGGACAAATCAAATGGTATTCAAGAATGAGAGGTTATGCCTTCCTACCTACACCGGATTGTAATGATGAAATAAAAGAATTCATTAAAGATTTAATGAAGAAAAGAAGAGAAGAGAAATGAGATACTTAAAAACATATACTAAATTATTTGAATCCAGTATTGATGATCTTGAAAATTATGTTCAAGACCTTCTTCGTGATTTAGAAGATAATGGTCTTCAAGTTACCATTAGTAGAATTAGAAAAGATGTAGAGATAGAACCAGAGAAATTCTTCAATAAGTCGAGAACTGATATCTATTTAGAAGTTTATATTAGTAGACCCTGGGGTTCTGAAAATAGAGAAATACCAGGAGTTGTAAATCCACAAGGTGGTTACCCTGGTAATCTTTTCTTTTGGTATGAGATAAAAGAAACTATTATTAGACTAACCGAGTGGTATTATTCAGTTTATGGAATGTATGATTCAATAGATAAAGATACAATCTATAGAACAGATAAGGATAATTCTCCTTTAAGATTTTTTGCCAGTGGAATAGAGTTTTTAACTGGTTGTAGTAAAGAAGAAGATTTCAATGGAATTGGTGACTATACTTCTTTTGCAAACTTTAGATTAATGATAAAATTATGAAATATTTAAAAACATACAAAATATTTGAATCAGTTATTACTAAATCTGAATTTCCTACTGAATTGGATATTCAAGAGTTATTCTATGATCTGACAGATGATGAACCACTATCTAAATGTAAATTATACGAATCAGGTTATCAATTCTTTACAACCGATAACATGATAAAATCTAAATATAAATCCCGATCTATTAGAAGTCAATTATTTTCCGATATGAGTTTTGAAAAAAACTGGATAAATAAAGAATGTGAAGATACTCAAGATACTTGGAAAAATATGTTTATTGATTTATCTAAACCACAATCAGATGATATGATTTTTTTGGCTAGTAAAAACTACAATGATGTTTATTTTTCAGAAGTTGAGTCATCAAAAAATAGTGCTGGTAAAAGTTATCTTGAAAGATTACAAGAGAATATACTAAATGATATTATTCCTGGATATCCAATCATCTATTTGGACTTAGGTCAATTTAAACCAGATAAACTCCCAGTAGTTATAGATTGTCTAAGAAGGTTATATGAAGTAACTGGATTTAGACCAACCTCATCTATATGGAGTGAAGACTATATAGATGAAGATACAGGTGATATTGTTAGTCTTGTAAAAGCTGACTTACAACTTTATAAAGTAAGTGATACTGAATATAAGAACCTTTGTAAGATTTTTAAGGTTGGTAATTATACACCTGAAATGGTTAATCATTTTCTATAATTATAGTAGAAAAAGTAGAAAAGGGAGAAGTTATATTTTTATATATAACTTATGAAAACATGTTCAAAATGTGAAATTAAAAAAGATCTATCTGATTTCTATAAAAAGAAATCTTCTAAAGATGGACATAGAAGCGAGTGCAAGGAATGTGATTATCATTACTCAAAAGTATATAAAGAAAAGTATTATAATAAAAATAAAGATATATTAAAAAGTAATTTAGATAAGGATAAATTCAAATTATATATGGATGATTATAGAAAATCAAATAAAGAATCTATAAGAGAAACAAGTAAAATATATCGAGAAAATAATAAAGAGAATTTAAATTATTTAAGAAAGGAGTATCGTAAGAATAAATTTTTATGTGATCCAATATACAAACTTCAACATAATATAAGATCCAATATATCAAATTCATTTAAAGGATATAGTAAAAATTCAAAAACACAAGAAATACTAGGTTGTGAATTTAGTGTGTTCAAAAAATATATTGAAGACCAGTTCAGAGATGGTATGTCATGGGAAAATATTGGTGAGTGGCATCTAGATCATAAGATTCCGATTTCTTGGGCTGAAACAGAAGAGAAAGTATATGAATTAAATCACTATACAAATTTTCAACCTTTATGGGCAAAAGATAATCTAATAAAAGGAAACAAATGGTCTGATTAAAATATAATATAATATGAAAGTTAAAAGTAAAAGAAAAATCAAAATCTATTTTTCGATGGATCCAGATTTATATGAGTCTTTTGAAAAACACATAGATGAAAATCTATTGGATAAATCAAAGGTAATTGAGAAGTTAATTGATGAATATATGAAAAACAAATAAACTTTTTAAAACATTAGAATATAAATAATAATTGGATACAATAAAGTATCTAATATAAACAAAAATAAAAAGCAATTATGGCAACAAATGATTTTGACGATTTATTTAATGGTAGTCTTGATACAAAGATGGACTTCTTAAATGAACAAAAAGCAACAAACAATGACGGTATTTACCGTGTAGATCTTTCTAAAGTGAAAGACAAAAAACGTGGGTGGAGATCTGTGGTAAGATTTTTACCTAATTTAACCAAAGATGGTAAGGTAGGTCAATCCGCGATCGAAAAAGTGACCCATTACGTGGATATTAAACAACCAAGAGAATTATCAGGTTGGTTTGATTCACCAAAGAACTTCAATGAGAAGTGTCCTTTGACTGACTTATACTACACAATGCAGAATTCAAAAAATGCAATTTTGATTGAAAAATCAAAACAATTAAAATACTCTAAGAAGTATTATTCTTATGTATTAGTTATTGAAGATGAGCAACAACCAGAATTGGTTGGTAAAATCCTTATCATGCAATATGGTAAAACAATTAAAGATAAAATTCAAGCTGAAAGAAACGGAGAAATCTCTGGAGTAGGTTGTAATGTTTTCTCTTTAGATTCAGGTAAAGATTTCGTTTTAGTAGTAAAAGAAATCCAAACTGGTGATGAAACTTATCCTGATTACAAGATGAGTATGTTTAAACCAGAAGCAACATCTCTTCCGATTTATTTCAAAGAGAAAGGAGCATTCAAAAATGCACCGTTAGTAGAAGGTAAAATTGATGCATCTGTTCAAGGTAAAGTAAAAGAATTTTTAATGGATCGTGAACACGATTTAGAAGAGTTCTCACCTAAGAAATTAACAGAAGAACAACAATCTAAGATTACTGAAATTTCAAATTTCTTAACTGGTAAATCTTCTTCTTCTTTCTCAGGAGCTAAGGCTGAAGCAAAACCATCATCTGATGATTTTGATTTTGATGATAACTTCGCAGAGAAAACTACAGCTAAAGCTAAATCAGCAGCTGAAGATGAAGACGACTTTTTTGCAGACATCTAATATCTAATTATAAGAAAGGGATTGTCTTCAATATATAAGACAATCCCTTTTTTTTAATTAAAAAAACTTATAATAATATGGACTTATCAAATAAATCATTTAAGGATAATCAAACTGGTGAAATAGTAAAGGTCATTGGATCTTTTGAAAACATTGCCATTCTTGAAAATAAACAAAAAATTGATGTTAAAAGATTAATGGATGTAAATTTCTACACAGAACAAATAGATCCAAGTAATTTTTTCAACAATCAAGGTGCTTATAACAATCTAGCAGAAAAGATTAAAAGTATACCATCTGATAAAATCAGAGATGATGTATCAGGTGAGGTATCTATTAATATAGATGGTAGTAGTATAAACAATACATTCAAACCCGCAATGAATGAACCTGTAACATTTATGACATCTGAAGAAGATGAAAGAGCTGAATTGGCTAGAAAATACGGAGTTAATACACCACAAAATGATGTTGCTAAACAAAATGAGGCTTTTGCTAAAATTTTAGCAGATGATGAAGAATTACCTAAATCAGTTCAATCCCCAAGAGAAGAAGTTCAAAGAGTTGAGGTTAGAAGAGATGAACCACAGTATATTCAACCTAAAGTTGAAGATCCTATTATTACAATGTTTAAGAATGTTAAAAGAGTTAAAGAATTTTCTATATCTCTTGAGATTAAGAATAAAATTCCTAGACCTGACTTTATTGAAATGATGGAAGATTCTTATAATACAAGTATTATTGATTTCTTAGCATCTGAGTTTACAGACAACTTACTTAAAAATCCTCAAATCATAGAAGATATGATTAAACAAAAGATTAAAGAGTTAGTTTATGGAGCCGAAGTTAAGACTAAAATAAATGATCAAATAACAGATGCTGTTACTCAACTACATAATGAAAAAGTTGAAAAACATGAACCACTTTCTTTTGAGAAAGATCCGGTTTTAACAAAAGACCTTGAGACTCCAAAGAAAACAACTACTAAAAAGTCTAGAACTAAAAAAGAAATTACAGGATAATGATATCACAAATTTTCATAGAAAGAGCTATAGGCATTAGAAAAGAATATCTTTCTCTTAATAAAGACGCAAATAACTATCAAAAGTTAATTGAAAGTCTAAAAAATAAAGTTGAAGATACAATTGGTGGCTTAGAAGATCTTATTAAAAACATTGATAATCTAACCGAAGATGAGTCAAAACAACAATCATTAAAATTTATTTTTGATTTAGAAGAAGAAACTCAAAAGATTCAAAAAATGGTAGATCCAATTAATGAAAAAATACAACAATTGGTTAAAGAAGAACAATCTTTATATGACCAAATAAAGTTAAATTACATTGAATTAAGTAATGAAGAAATTCTAACAATAATTCAAAATGAGTTGAAAAAAAGAAACCTTTCATAATAGAAAGGTTTTTCTTTTTTATATATACTACAAAAGGAATACACTTTAATGAAAATTTCAAAATTTGCAAAAGTAGATAGGGATGTTCTATTAGAATATGTTTATAATGACGGTAATTTATTAAGCGAGAAATATAAAATTCTATCTAATGTAAAAGATAATATATCTTCTTTTCTATCAGGAGATGCAAGTGCAACAGGAAATATTAAAACAAATCAATTATTTAAGATTGATGCTGTTACTAATAAATTTGGAAAGGCAGATACATCATACTATTCATTCTTAAAAGACGCTGATTATTCAGCAGGTATTCCAGTTAGATATGATACTATAAAGTTACACCTACCTATTAATTATACATTTGGTGAACACATAGGTGCTTACATTAAAGTTTATACCTATGGTTATGATAATAAAACATTATTTGAACTTTCAAATTTTTATTTTGACATATCAGATGTTAATCAATCTTACTTATTAAACTATACATCTCCTCCACTTTTCTTCCAAGAAAAACTATGGGGTAAAAACTTAACTATTGAAATACCAGCAGTTAATCAAGTTTCTAATCAAAGAGTTAATGGAGTTGTAAAAAATAATAGCATAAACTCTAATTTAACTGGTGGTATAGGTTTAAGTCTAACTTCTCCTATATTTATAGACTTTTACTTTATTAATAAGGCACAAACATTAAATAGTGTTAAAACTTATTTAATGTCTAGTAAGGTTACTGTTACTGTTCCACAAACACCAGAATTTGAACAATTAGGATTAAGAATAGACCATTCTGTTGATGGCGATTTCTTTGAGATATACGGAACATATAATGACACAATTGCTGAATTAAAACTGTTCTTAGACAATTCGGTATCTCTTGGTAATAGATATTATATTGAATATACAATTACTTTATATGAGCAAAATATTAAAGGCAAGTCAATGAAAGTTTTAGTAAGTGATGACTTTAATGAAAAAATTGAATATAGACCTATTATAAAGTATTCAACAACTACAGCTATAATAGATGTTGAAATGCGTTTAATAGACGCTGTGGATGACTCCTATATAGTTAGAATGGCTTCTTATGGTATGTTACAAGATGAAGTATCAAAGTATAGTCTAAATCTTTCTAAAATTAATTTAAGAAATGCTAATAAACCTAAAATCTATAATACTAGATCTGGATCTGGATTTGGAGATGCTAATTTAGGACTTGGAATGGGTAATGGAAATAATATAAATGTTTCTACAATTAAAGTTCCTTTTCCAGTTATGATAGATAGATCATTTATTATTGGTAAATCAGATAATGTAGTTTTTCAAAAAAATAAATATTATGGAATAGGTAAATTATTAATTAATGTATTTCCATTTGATAATATAATTAATTTTGTAATTGCTATTGACTTCACCGGAACTTCAGACACAACATCTCAAATTAAATATTTAGATATGAGTGGAATGAATGATATTAAGATGGAATTTAAAAATCCAGCGATTGATGTAAATGTTCCAATTTATAGAGATGCTGAAAACAATTTAGAACTTGGACAAGTTGTATTCAAAATACCTAAAAATAAAATACCTGATATTAGAAAAATCTATGAAAGTGGAATTAATGTATTTTACATCACAACAACAACTGATGATGTAACAACTGTTATTTATACTGGATTATATAAAATGTATGATTCTGCTGGTAATGTTAATGATTTAAATCAAAATATACCAACAATATCAACAATATCTAGTAATCCAAGAATTATAGATGATCCAAATACTAAGAAAGAAACTGCAATTGTAACTAGAAAAAAAGTATTAAATTCAAATATATCTAATTCAATTAAAAAAGGTGGTTAAAAAATAAAAAATTAAATGAGATTAAGTAGTCAAAACTCCCAATTCGTATTTAACTTACCATCTGATTTTCTACCAGGTGAGATTATACCACAATATGCTCCTATTTTAGAAAAGAATCATATTCAATATGAAAATATTATTGATTATCTTAACTCTACTATAAAGGCGGTCAACTTTCCAGGAATTGGATTTGAAGCAGTTAAACAAATTTATCCAAGAGGTAAAGAGAAATACTATAAACCAGCAAAGAATGTTCAAGATATTATTACAACAAGAGAACTAACTGTTACATTTAGATCTGTTGATTCTGACTTAAATTACTGGTTGATGTTTGATATTGTTACAAAACACTACTTAGATGTTGAAGAACTTTATGTTCATCCATTTTCTATAACTTGTGTTGATATACATAGAGATGGTATCTATAGACTTAATTTTAAGCAATTAATAATTAAGGCTTTATCAGATAATACATTTAACTATTCATCAATGAGAGTAAATGCTAAGGAATTTACAATGACATTTATGTTTAATTTTTATGATATTGAATTCTTATTGGATAATAGAAAGGTATTAGAACTAGGTTCTCTACCTACAATTATTCAGAAGATTTAAATATCTTATTAATAGAGTTCATTCTTCTTTTATTTCTAGAATAAATACCCATACTTTTTAGAATCTCTTTATCTATACTCTTAGCTAATTCCTCAGATAAAATTTTACTTAATTCATCAGCAGCATCAATTCCGTAATGTTTACTCAGTTCGTCTGCTTCTGGGTTTGAGTAAATTTCACTTTTCATTTGACAGTTCTTTCTTTGCTTTAGTAAGGGCAGATCCAATTATCTGATGCATGTCATAATATTTATATTCTGATAATCTACCACCAAATATAACATTTAATCCTTTAGATAGTTCTTTATACTTATTATACACAGTATTATTCTTTTCATCATTTATTGGATAATAAGGAGTTTCTCCTTTTTTATAATCTAAAGGATATTCTTTTGTAATCCAAGTAACATCCGATTTAGAACCTTCAAAATGTTTATGCTCTGTTATTCTAGTATAAGGAATTTCATAATCTGTGTAATTAACAATTGAACAACCTTGATAATCTTCTACATCAATCTTTTGATTGACAAATTTTAAGGATCTATATTCTAATTCACCAAATTGATAATCAAAGAATTCATCTATTTTACCTGTAAATACTATTTTATCAGCAAGTGAATTATAATACTCTTTATCAAAAAAATAATCTACACCTGTTCTAACTTCTATACCTTCTAACATTTTTTCAAATATTTGAGTATATCCACCAACTGGTATTCCTTGGTACTTATCAAAGAAGTAATTATCATCAAAACTAGTTCTAATAGGAAGTCTTTTTATTATAGATGTTGGTAAATCTTTAGGATCTTTATTCCATTGTTTCTGAGTATATCCTTTAATAAATATTTTATAAATATCTTCACCTACTTGAGATAAAATCCATTCTTCTAAATTTTGAGGATTATCATTTGGAATAGAAACTTCTTTTAGTTTATCTTGAGCTTCTTTTGGTGTTTTAACTCCCCATAATTGTTGTAATGTCATTAAATTAATTGGGAAAGAATATATATTACTATTATAAGAAACCTTAGGAGAGTGTTTATAATTATGAAATTCAGTAAATTGATTTATCCATTCCCAAATTCCTTTATCATTAGTATGAAAAATATGAGGACCATATGTGTGTATATTTATACCATTTAAATTTTCAGTATAACAATTTCCACCTATGTGATTTTTACTTTCAATTATAAGACATTTTTTACCAGCCTTTGTCATCTCATGTGCAAAAACTGATCCAAAAAGACCGGAACCAACTATTAGATAATCATATTTTACCATTATTTATCTTTTCCTTTACTTCTTTATCAAATTTTGATTCTAGTATCTCCCATTTACTACCAACCTCTATTTCTTCTTTCCACCCATTATGCCAGTGCCAAGAAAAAACACCATCATATAAATTATTATTAGTAATTTCTGTTTTCTTAAATGGGTAAGTTATGAATTTGATAAGTTCTTCATTTTTAGGATCTTTTTTCTCTTCGGGTGATAAATATATTTGCCACTCTGTATTAAAAAAAGCACAAGGAAATACTGTCCAGTTTTTATTAAACTCACGAACCCTTTGATATAAATCAGTAGACCAAGCAGTTGTACCTGGCCTAGGTGGATTAAGTGACATTTGTGTTAACAAGTCTAAACCTAACTGACTACCTTTAAACATTCTCATAACCGCACCATTAATCATTTCTTTTTGAAATGACCATTTATACATAAACTCTTGATTCAATAATGGAGAAAAGTCTCTTAGAAAAGCAACATCAAAATCAACATAAAGGCCACCATAGTTATATAAAACTAATATTCTAAATAAATCACCAGCTGCCCAGTTATTACTATCATTAGCTTTCAATAAATTAAACTTATTCTCTAATGGTGTATTTTTAGATTCTTCTATAGGATTCCAAATTTTAATATTTATATATGGTAGATAAGGCTTTATATAATCATTATCAGATAAATCTATATTAGACCAAACATTCAATGTTGAATTACTTAGATTCTGTGTACATAAATAAGATTTAATTGGTAATAATTGTTTTCTTTCAAAAGGCAAACCAACATTCCAAAAGATATGATACTCTGTTTTATCTTTATAAACTATATTATCTGGAATAGATTTACAAAATTCAACACATTTATCAACATCATAATATAAATCATGATTATTTTCCTCGTTAATATCTAACATATTTTTTTAATATTTTTTTTGTATAATCTTTTCTATCTATTGATAAGTCATTTATACTATCTTCAATCTCTACACAATTAGAACTTGGTAATATAGATTTTTTATCTATAAAACTTATTATTGATTTTTTGGATAATATATCTTCTAAAATTTCAACTATTTCAATTACAGGAGTAGATTCAATACCTGATACATTATAAATTTTATTATTAGTCTTGTTTTTAATAACATAAGATATTATACCAACAACATCATCAATATCAATTATACTTCTTTCCGAATCTTTCCAAATTTCTATTCTTTTGTTATTCAAAATATTACTAACAAATAAATTAATAATATTATTAACATTACCACCATTTCCAATAATCTGAGGCATTCTAAAAATATAAAAATTACTATGATTATTCTTTATTAGATTTTCCATATCTCTTTTATGGTTAAAATATGGATTATCTATATTTGATGAAAATATACTGCTAAAATAAATCAATGGCTTATCTGTTGATAGTTTTTTTATTAAAAGGTTTTCTTCTCTCTTAAATTCATTTTCATCAGTAGTGTTAGAATTTGAAACACCAGATGCAAATATAAGATAATCATCAAATAATTTATTCTTACTAAAAGATTTAGCTATTAATCCACTACCAATAATCATTATAAATTATATATTTTTAGATATCAATAAAGAATCCCAATAGTTTTTACCTGATTCACCTGGTATACCTAAGTGTTGTTCTCTTTCATGTTTAACAAATGTATAATTATTTAGCTTTAATCTTAACTCATCATAATACATTTCATTATTTGGATAATAAGGATTCATTCCTCTAAAGTCATGAAACTCTATAGATATCTGTTTAGTTATATCAGAATCAATAGACATAAGAACTGAATATTCAGCACCTTCTATGTCTAATTTCAAAACATCTAATCTATCAATTTTATATTTATCCATTAGTTTTTTTAATGTAGTTGTCTCAACTGTTATAGTATTTTCTTTTCTTACAAAGGAAATATCATTATTAGTTTTTATTGTAGAAGCAGCATCTGTATCATTAAAGACATCTAAGCTTATAGATTCTATAGATTCATCAGTAACTAAGGCTTTTCTCTCATAGAATAGGTTTTCTAATTGTGGAGTGTTTATTATATTTGGATTTGGATCAATACTTATAACCTTCATTCCCATTTCAATCATTTTCATTGAAAATGTGAAGTCTACTCCACACCCAAAATCCATTACCCACCCACCAGGTGTTAAGATGTCTGTCTCTATTGAATGTTCTGATATAATTATAATCATATTTTATTATTTATTTTTTATTCAAATTTTACTTATATAAATAGATTGTGAAGTCATTTATTAAGTAGTCGTGTCTTATTGTAAATTTATTTGTAAGTTTATAGATAATAGGTAATATTTCTTCAATTTTTGTGTATTTCATATCACTCAGTCTTTCCTTAGTTGTTAAATCAGATAAAAAATTAAAAGCTGTTCCTTTGTTAGAAGTATTAAACATTTTTTCAATAATACTTTCAGTTTCTTCCCAATTATTAATAAAGCAAAATATACCAGACGCGAATACCCAATCATAAGTATCATTTATATCATAAATAGATTTTAATTCAAATTTAGCATCACTATACTTATTTCTAGACATTGTAATTGCATCCTCTCTCAAATCTATACCTAAATAGTCTACAAAATTTTTACTAAAATCACCATATCCACATCCAACATCTAATACAGAGTCATTAATATCCAGTCCAATATCAAGTAATATATCAAATCTTTTCTGTTGTGAATATTCACTACCCCATCCTAATGATTTAACACCTTCTAAATGTCCAAACTTTTCTTTATATTTTTTAGATAAATTCATAATTATATAATAACATCTTCCTTTTTTATATTCTCATCATTAAATATGTATTTAGCTATTGGTTCAATTAAGTGATAATGTTGTGAGAAAGGTCTTAAAAAGTTACAAATAACATACTCATCATTCTTTAGCATATTATGGTCTATTCTCCACCAAGATCTATCAATCCAGTATTTTTGAATATCAACACCTCTGTTTATAAAACAAAAATCATTTTCTGATATTTTATACCTATTCAAAAGAACTCTCCATAAAGACTCATCTGAAAATCCATTTAATCCACTAAGATCGGGTGTGTTATTTATTGATTCTTTGTGATCAAAAACTCTAATATTACACCAAGATTTAAATAAATCAACATGTGTTAAATTATCTGGATTGACTATTTTTTTAAATAAAAAAGATTCTCCTGTAATATTACTTATTGGAAATTTACCCTCATCTGTTCCTTGTCCATTATAAACTTCTTTACCAATAAAAAGTATTTTACCTTTTTCTCTTTGAGAAAGTCTGTCTATAACAAAATTGGTTTGTAAAGGTATAGTATCTATATCTTCTAACATACAAATTTCTTCTCCAAAATTACCAGCCAAAATATGTCTGGCCATTTTAGAAAGGTTTGCAGTCGGTATTCCTTCAACAACTGGAAATAAATGAACATCACCATATTTTCTCATTTTCTGAACTAATTCATCATTCTCATTTCTATCAGTGACGAATGCTAAAGAAACTTTAGCATCTGGAAAATATTTACCCCATGCTTTGGAAACAATAGGCCAAAATTCTTTAAAGTGTGAATCATCACAACTAACTATTACTCTATCAAACATTATTTTAAATTTTATTTTTTGCAAAGATATATCCATCTCCTCCTAAACTACCAAATGGATAGTTTATCATTATATTATATTCATTTTTTAATAAAAAATTCTCTATCTCTTTATGAATATATTGAGAGTGTGTAGCTATTACTATATTCAATATTTTTTTTGATTCAAATAAACTTGAGATGTAAAAAATTAATTGTAGCTCACTACCTTGTATATCCATATGTAATAAATCTATGATATCTAATTTTTCACTTTTAACTATTTCAAAAAAATTCAACTCTGGTCCAACAACATTATTGGTTTCTACGGATGATGGAATAAAATTTTTTAACTCAATATTTTCTCTTATATCATATTCTAAGTCAGCTTCTCTATTTTTAAAAGTACCTGATTCATTAAGAAAAAATCCACCGTGATATGAAGAATAATCAAATTCATTTAATTTGAAGTTATATTTTCCAACTTCTAACTGCCTCTTTCCTAATTCAATAAGAATATTTTTACCATCTTTAAATTTTTTTCTAAATAGCAAAGACCATAATGCCCAGAAACATCCGACTTCAATCATTACAGGATTTTTCTTATTTTCTATTTCTTCAAGAATTGAATGAAATAAATTTATCTCATAAGTGTGTTGATAGATATTTCCACTACCTGGATGTGTATTTATACCATCTAATATATTTAGATTATTGTAATTTATTATTTTATTCATGATTTATTATTTATTATTTTCTAATTTAAATTTTATAATATCTATTATAGGTTTTTTAATCATTTTAGTTTCATCTTGAAAAATCACCTTTATATTGTTATCATTAAATTTATCTAAATCCATGTATTTACTTCCTGATACTCCGGAAATATAGGTTTTTGCTCCATTTTTCAAACAAATATCAACAAGTCTTTCAGTTCCTTTCAATTCTGTTGGATAGTCAAAAATTATCTTTGTTTTTATATTTAAAATGTCTTTAATTTTAAATATTATATTTGAATTCATTTTAGATAAATTACTATCAATACAATCATCAAATAAATCTAAAACACCTTTATACTCAGGTAACATGTCCTTTATTCTTTTCCAATCCTTTTCAGGACTCAAATAGGTTTTAGTATAAATAGGATCTAGACCTTTATTAACACACATTGTATACCATTTTGAATCTTTATTAAATCTATTTTGAAAATTGTTCTTTTCAAATTGACAATGTGTTAGTATTACAAAAATATCAGCATCTTCCATTTTTTGAAAAAATGGATAATATGCAAAAAAGTTTGGTTGATGTATTGTTACAATCATTTTTTTAATTTTTTTTCCAAAAAGAGTACATACCCTTTTCTATTTCATAGGATTCCCAAATAAATTGTTCTCTATTAGGTTGTGTTTTTGCCCAATTCCACATATTAGTTAGACCATCCTTTAAAGATGTCAGATGTTTAAAATTTAAAATATCTATAGACTTTTGATATGTTGGTATAGAATGTTTAACTTCATGTCTCGCTTCCTTATGTGTATAATTATCTGTTAGTAATATAGATCTTAATATCTCATTTGCATCATTTATAGTATATTCCTCTATACCACCTAGATTAATTATTTCTTTAGATGCTGAGTGCAATATAGCTGAATTCCATAGTGGTTCTATTATATCATCAATATAACTAAAAGCTCTTGTTTGAAATCCATCTCCAAAAATAGTCATTGGATTTTCATTAAGATATTGATACATCCATATACCTAAAACATTTCTATACTTATCCCATATATTTTGATTTATACCATATACATTATGTGGTCTTATGATGCACCAATCTAAATTGTGTTGTTCACCTGCGATTTGAATGTCCATCTCACATGCATATTTAGCAACACCATAAGGATCTATGGGTTTTGGTATTTGTTTTTCATCAAAAAAACCACCATAACCATGACCATAAACTGCCAAAGTAGATGTAAAGACTAATCTTTTAACATCATTTTTAATACACTCATTTACAATTCTTGCGGTGGCTTTTAAATTATTATCATAATTATATGTTCTTATAAATGGTGATAAACCCTCAGCAGCATAGGCAGCAAAGTGAAAAACATAATCAAATTTATTTTCATAAAAACATTTATCTAAGTGATTATTAAAATCAATTAAATTGGTTTTTATAAATTTAACATCCTTTGGTATATTCTCTATATAACCACCACTCAAATCATCTATACCAACGACTTCAATATTTTTTTCTATTAAATAATTTGCCAATCTACTACCTAATAAACCAGCAACTCCTGTAATTAATACTCTCATGAATTCCAATTTTTTTTACAGAAACTGATTATATCATCATAATTATTAAATCCATAGATATTTGAATTACCTAATAATTTTAACCAAGAATCTGTTTTCCAAATACCTCTATTTGCGCCTAGTCCCTCAGGACTATCAAAGATTATCAAATCACCTCCAAAATAAGCGGCAACACAAGCATTACCACCAGACACCGAAATATGTTTTTCGGAACTAGCATGTATAGAGAATTGTAATGAATTATAATCCATTTGTGGATTTAAATCTTGTAGTTGTTTTATTGTAATAACATCTGGGTGATTTTTTTTTAAAAAATCATAATCTTCAAATTCTAAAATTGTATTATCATCATAGTAATATGATTTTTCAATTGTTGCTGGTCTTATATAGATGATAGTATATTTTTCTTTATATTCGGTTATTATTTTATCTAAAAAATCTATAGGTAAATAATTAAAAACACCCTGACTCCATTCTATCGAATACTTATTCTGAATAACAATGACTGGTTTTTCAAATTTTAAAATATTTGAATATATTTCTTTTAGAGGTGGTGGGCACCAATTTGTTCTTGTAAACAAAGGACTTTCATGTGTATATGTATCTTGTGGATTAATACCATTAAAAGAATCTGTTTCAAATACTTGACCATTAAATTTATTGTAAATATTTGATAAATTTTTTTTACAAGTTACTTTATAATCTATATTATTTTTATGTAAATAATAAACCATCGGCAGTGTTCTAACCATATCCCAGGTGAACTCATTTAACTCTTGTATCGTCTTCATTAATTAAACCATTTTTTGAAATTTTCAAACGTAAATTCTCTAGCATGTAAATACCATTTATCCTGTTCTTCAACATATTCATTATATTCCATACATAACCAACCATCTTCAAATTTTATTAATTCTATTCCATTTTCTTTACAAATAGAGTCGGTATCTTTATTCCATTTATTAAATGGTGGAATAAATACCTTTGACTTAACTAAACTAGAGCTTATTAATATACTCATTTCTTGAGCTTCTTTTGTTAATAATCTATGATCAACATGAATTAATCCATGTGATGCAAGTGTTGCGTATTCATTAAAATCAGGTAATCCAGCATTATCTACATTATAGAAAACTCTATAATCAGAATGTGCATTTAATATTTTTGGGAATATTCTTTGTTTTGATATATCTGACTTTTCATTAGACATATTATGAACCAGTGGTGAAACCCCCCACAAAACTTTACAACCAGGAAATCTATCAGCCAAGAAGTTAGTCATATCATTAATTAACTCCATATCTGCATTTATACAAACATCATCAAATCTAAATATTTTCATTTTTATTTTTTATTATTTTTTATTATATTTACTAAGGTTTTAGAACGCTCATAATATGTATGATCTTTTTTAGATCTTTCATATCCAGCTTTTGCTATCTTTTCTCTTTCTTCTTCATTCTCTAAATAATACTTTACTTTATTATCTAAATCATTTAAGTCATTATAAACAACTATTTCTTTATCAAAATCAAATAGTTTTTCAAGACCTGTTGTATAATTTGTTATCAGAAAAGTTCCACAACCAGTTGTTTCAAATGTTCTGTAATTAATATCATTTGATATATTACAATTTAAATGTATTTTATATGAGTTTATTGCATCTACCATATCATCACCAATAACAAATACATCTTTTTTTATACCATATTTATCAAGTGAGTTTATTACATGACCTCTATTTAAAACATTACCACAAAATCCAACATCTATAGTTTTCTCTATATCCTTTGACAACATTAGCTCATCAGGATAAGAATTGGGAAACCAATATGATTTTTTTACTAATCCGTCAAAGTTTGGTAAATATGATTCTGTTGAGTTTAATAATATATCAATATTTAAAAGTCTACAAAGTTGTTTATGTTGTTCCAAAACACAATGGCTATCAATACTCCAAAATATTTTTAATTTTTTGCTATTTGATATTTCATTAATTGGTAACCAATCAGATGTGTAATTTTCAATTACAAATATAACATCAGCCCATTGTTCAATTTCTGAAAAAGACATATTAAAGTCAGGATAATTTAATCCCCAAACTTTTGATTCTACTTCTTCAATTCTTGATAAAGCTCTATGTAGACACAAAGACTCTCTAAAGTTTTTATTCTTTTCATGCCTGCCAGCTTCTTGTATAATAACTATTTTCATTTAACCTATTACATTTTTTATTATTTTCCAATAATCTGGATGTCTTTGTTCATTCTCATCAAAAACATCTCCGACAAATTCATAATTGTTTCTTATATATGGAAAAGGTCTTATTTCTTCACCAAATCTTAAATTAAACTCAGAGTGTTCCATAACATTATTCTTTATTAAAGGATATACAATTTCTTTTAAAAAGTCTTGATCATCACCATAAGCATTAATTGAGTGTTGTCTATGACCAGATACCTTTACAATATCTTGATGTCTTTTTAATCTCCATTCTTCAATCAACTTTAATAAGTTAATTTTACTCATTAAACCATTTTTAGATCCCCACATACCTCCTAAAATTGGAACTGTATGATATGGATGATCTCTCATTATATGAAAATCTTTATTTGATAAAATCCATTCATTTACAGCTCTACCTTCTCTCTCTGAAAGTCTAGAATCACAATCTCTGGATAAAAAAACATCAACATCTTCTTCTTGAGAGGCTTCAAACCTCCAATACATTCCTTGATATTCTTTATCTTTACCAACAAGAACAATCTCAACATTATCTCCTTTTAATGTTTCAATTAAAATAGGGTCACATTGCGAGTCTATATAAAATCTACAAATAAATCCTGGAAAATACTTTTTAGATAGTTCTATATTAGAAAGTGCTCCTTTCCAGTAAATGGGTTTATCACCCCATAAACTATATGCTATTATATTTTTTTTCATAATTCTAATGTAAATAAACTTTGTCCCCAATTTGCTTTTAATTTATAGAAGTAAATTTCTGGATAATATTCTAATACGCGCGTTATTTTTGTTCCGTAAATACTATCATCAGGATTTGTAATAATTCTATTCCTACTATATACAAATCCTTTATCTTTTAAAAATATATCTTCATCTTTAATTACAGAAGCTTTTAATTTTAAAATATCATCTGGTGAATTAGATTCATTTTTATAGTTTAACAATCTATCTCTAATTGATAATAAATAGCTGTGTTTATATGAACCCATATTCATGCTTAAGTCATCAGTTAATGGTACGGTATCAGTTGTTATATTATAAGACATAAGCTTATTATAAAAATTCTCAGCAACATAACATGTATCATGTATCGCAAACCAATAATCACTTTCTAAACCAATATCTAGAACAGAGATAAGATTCGTAAAGTCCATAGAATTATGAGGAGCTGTATAAATATTTATACCATCTTTTGATATATTTTCATATTTATCATATCCTCCTATAAAAAAATAAATATCCTCTGATGGAACACCACTTTTTATCAAGCTATCTACTAGAATCGGATATGTTTTTTCATATGACTTAATATGAGAACTTATACATATTTTAATTTTCATATTCATTTGTGAATTTAATTTTTGTAATATCTATACCCATATTATCTAAAAAGGTAATATCATTTTTATTTATTTTTTCTAAAGGGAATCCTATCCATTTTCTACTATCTCTATCTTTTGACAAAAGATAGTATTTATCAGTGCTTATTTGAACTTTGTTTTTACTAGACTTTGTGAATAGATATGTCATATATTGTTCTGGATTCCAGAACTTATTAATAATACACTCATTAATTGGAAATGATATTAATTTTAAAACCTCAGAACTTTCACCAAAAACAAAATGGTCATTAGTAAAGTTTGAATTATATCTACAACCACCCCAGAAACATTCAAATGTTAATAACTGATTACTTGCATTAAATTTAGTTATATCATTCTCATTAAAATCAAAAACTAAATCAGCTCTAGACTTCAAAATATAATCATACTGACTAAATAAGTCTTTATTTTTAAAGATTGTATCAGGAGCAAGCCCAAATAAAATTAAGTGACCTAATGATATTCTTTTAGTCAACTCAATATCATTTGAGTAGTTACTTACTTGTTGAACACTTCTTGGAAAATTAAAAACAATATCAGAGTCTATAGTTGGTCTCTTAAAAGATAGGTTTTTAATATTATTATTTGTTACTAATTTAATATCATCAAATGATATTAAATATATATCCGTCTCAATCTCACTATTATACTTATTGATAAGATTTAAACAAGACTTAATAGAACTATCTATATAATCAGTTCTATCACCAGTTATTAGAACTAAAGCACATTTTTTCTTACTCATCTTAATTAAATATTTTATATAAGAATGACTTTATATTTTCAATCTTATTATTATCTGGTATTTGATTATTATTAAACCATGGTTCTCTCAGAACTTCCATATATTTACTATCATTTGTGTCCAATTCTATAATATATTCTATTGCTTCTTCTTCTGAAGTAAAGTCATGGATATTAATGAAAGATTTAGTATTAAATTCTTCATTTATTTTTGATCCTCCTTTATAAATAGGAATTGAATTTACACACATAGATTCAAATGGCTTCTCTGTAATATACCATTCATATCCTGGTCTATAAGCATTATTCTCAAAAGCTATTGAAAATTTATATTCTGATTGAAATTTTCTTTTATCAGAAACTGGTTGACCTATATTATTCATAAACCTACCACCAGAATCTACTTTTTTATATTTAGATAACTCTGTAAAAAACCGATTTCTATCTTGGCAATTCCCATTTGATGCTACAAAATTACAAAACTTTCTTTTAGCAAAAGATTCATCTATAATCTTCTCTCTTTGTAATTCATAATATCCATCATATAATAAATAATGAGGAAGTCTATAATTTCTTGAATCATCTAAATAATCAAATGAAAATGACCAATCACAATATTGTAATGGTGGTGCAACATTCTCACCTGTATAAAATATCTTTTTACATTTAAATTGCTGATGTGCATTACCAAAAACTGAAAAGAATAGATAATCTGGATTATTTGATATTTCAATATCAAACTCATCTTTCAATAAATTATAGAAGTAGTTATTTTTTTTATCAAATCCTGACCACCAATCAGTAAAGTTAATTTTTATCTTCTTCATATTTTAATTCTTTCTTCTACTGGTAATAATTTTCTCTTATTCCAAGTTATTTCATCATCTTTCCATTTAGCATTATAAGCTTGGTCTGCCTGGTCAGCATTTCTCTTATTTGCTGCATAATGTAAATGTTCAAATATTATAGTATCATTCATCCTATCATCATATAATAGACCTAATTCTTTTAAGTTATTATATAATTCACAATCGGAGAACATATGATTATAAGAAGGATGATAAATAACCATATTCATTTTCTTCAAACACCCATAAGTCATAATTGGAATAGTGATAGCGGCATGTAACATATTAGAAGAATCCGGTAACTGATAACCATCTCTAACCATTAAACCAACATCTCCCTTACCATTAAACTTATTTAATAAATAAGTGTCCCATCCTTGAGGTGCCATAAAATCATCCGAAGCAAAAATAACAATATCATCATCTTTAGCCACTCCCATTTTAATACCTAAGTTAGAACTTAATTGATAAGATGGATAACAAACGCCAATTTTGTTTGTATTCAATGTTATTAAAAAATTTGATTTTAGATATTCTCTTAGAATATCAGAGTGTTGTTGCCAATTAACAGCTACATAAGTTTGAATATTTTGTGGATTATCAGCTCTTTTAATCCATTCAGAATGTGCTGATTTAAATTGCTCGGGTCTTAATGTACACCATAGTATATGTATCATGTAATAGAATACTTTTTATCTTATAGTCTATACACCACTAATAGTTTAAAACAAAAAAGAGAAAGTTCACACTTTCTCTTTTTTGGATATGAATTAATTCATATTACTTGTCGTCTTTTTTCTTAGGAGATTTTTTCTTAACAACTTTAGTTTCGTGAGGAGTGATTTGAACAATCATCTTCTCTTCTTCTTTGTTGTAACTTAAAGAAAGTTTAGATCCTTTATCAGGATTACTTTGGATAATTTCTTCAGTTAAAACATCTTCAACTAATCTTTGAATTGCTCTTTTCAAAGGTCTTGCTCCATATTCTGGGTCAAATCCTTCAGATGCGATATAATCAACAGCTTCTGGTGTGATGTCTAAAGTGTATTCCATTTCTTCAACACGGGTTACTAACTTTTCTAACTCAATTTCAATAATTTTGTTAATGTCTTCTTTTACAAGAGAGTTAAACATTACAACATCATCAATACGGTTTAAGAATTCTGGTGCGAATTTCTTTTTTAATTCCTTATCAATAACAGCATTTGACTCTTCTTGTCCTTTACTTTCTCTATTCTTAGTAGAGAAACCAACACCAGTTCCAAAGTCTTTTAACTGACGAGAACCTGTATTAGAAGTCATAATGATGATAGAGTTTTTGAAATTAACTTTTCTACCCAATGAATCTGTTAATTGACCATCATCTAAAACTTGAAGTAATAGATTAAATACCTCAGGATGAGCCTTCTCAATTTCATCAAGAAGAATAACTGAATAAGGTTTGCGTCTAACTTTTTCAGTTAATTGACCACCTTCATCATGTCCAACATATCCTGGAGGAGCTCCAATTAAACGAGACACTGCAAATTTCTCCATATACTCAGACATATCAATTCTAATTAAAGAATCTTCTGAATCAAATAGATACTTAGCAAGTACCTTAGCCAATTGTGTTTTACCTACACCTGTTGGTCCTAAGAACATAAATGAACCAATTGGTTTGTTTGGATCTTTCAAACCAACACGACCTCTTTGAATTGCTTTAACAATCTTTTTAACAGCCTCATCTTGACCAATTACTTTACCAATGATAGACTCTTGCATTTTACCTAACTTATTAGTTTCATTAAGAGTTACTTTTTGTAAAGGAATACCAGTCATCATAGAAACAACTTCAGCAACATTATCTTCTGTAACAGTTTGTCTGTTTTTAGAAGAGTCTTCTTCCCAAATTTTTCTAGCAGATTCTAAAGACTCATTTAATTGTCTCTCAACATCTCTTAGTTTAGCAGCTTCTTCATACTTTTGAGAACGAATTACTTCATTCTTTTTATCCTTGATATCTACAATTTTATTTTCAATATCAGTGATTTCTTTAGGAACTACAATGTTTGAGATATGAACACGAGACCCAGCCTCATCTAAAGCGTCAATAGCTTTATCTGGAAGGAATCTATCATTCATATAACGAGAAGTTAAATCAACGCAAGCTTTGATTGCTTCTTCAGTATAAGTAACATTGTGATGTGACTCATACTTATCCTTAATGTTAGAAATGATTTGTAAAGTTTCTTCTGGAGAAGCTGGTTCAACCATAACCTTTTGAAATCTTCTTTCCAAGGCTCCATCTTTTTCAATGTGTTTACGGTATTCATCCAAAGTAGTAGCACCAATGATTTGAATTTCACCTCTTGCTAAAGCGGGTTTGAACATATTAGAAGCATCTAATGATCCAGATGCACCACCAGCACCAATCATAGTATGAATCTCATCAATGAAAAGAATTACATTTGGTTCTTTTTCAAGTTCACTCATTAAAGCCTTAACTCTTTCTTCAAATTGACCACGGTATTTAGTACCAGCAACCATTGAAGCTAAGTCCAACATTACAACTCTTTTGTTAAAAAGAAGTCTACTTACTTTTCTTTGGATGATACGAAGTGCTAATCCTTCAGCAATTGAAGACTTACCCACACCTGGCTCACCAATTAAAATTGGGTTATTTTTCTTTCTACGAGAAAGAATTTGAGAAACTCTTTCAATTTCTTTTTCTCTACCAACAATAGGGTCTAGTTTTCCCTCTTCAGCCATTTTAGTTAAGTCACGGCTATAAGTATCTAAAACCGGAGTTTTAGACTTACTGTCTGGTTTTTTAGAACTAAAAGATTTATCTTCGTCCTCATCATCTTCTAATGATGCTTTAACATCGGGAAGATTTTTTAGGTATTCACTACCATCTAATTTCTTATTCATCATAGTTACATTAATTATTTATTTTATATTGTTTTATTTTCAGAAGTTTTGTTATTTAACAACTCATCTATTATTTCTTCTCTTCTTTCTTGTATATTTACAGGATTAAAAATATCAGATTTAATAGTTAGATTCATATTTGAATCAAAATCAACATCAATAGATTTAATTAAAGAACCTGGTGCTACAAATTTAATACTACTCATAGTAAAAGAACTATGATTTTCATACAGATTTGTGAAGTATTTTAAATAATTAGTATTTTTATTTATATCAAGTGATATATAAGTTGTTGTATGAGATCCAATAGAAAGTTGAACTGTTACATCAACAACATCAAATACATCATTATCTATTTTTACCCAAATAATATTTTCTTTATGTGGTGGTGTATATCTCATTATGCTAATCTAAAGTTTTTTAAGAAGTCTCTCAAGAAAACATTCTTTTCACCTCCAATAATTTTAACCCAGGATTGATAAACCTTTTGGTCTTCCTTACTATTTGATTCTTTAATTCTTCTAGTAATTGGATATGCTTTACCATCACCTATAATTAAATCACCATAGTTCTCTATAACCCAGTCTTCGAAGTCTGGATATTTTTTCTTATTAAAAACTCGTTCATCAACAATAAAAACAATAGCAGATAACATATCATTTAAATCCGGTTCGTAAAAGGTAGCAATCTCAATACCATTTTGTTCCAATAAAACTAAATTTGATTCCATTGAACCAACAAATGCTTCATCGGTTTGATGATATCTATTTATAGAGTGATTACTAATTCCACCATTTAGTATAATAAATGTTTTCCAGTTATCAGCCCAATCATTATACTGAGTATTTAGTGATTGGTTATGTTCACCAAGATACTTCATTTTTTGACCATATTCAACTACAGCATGTCCAAATTGTATTCCAATTTGTATACCACTTAATTGATAAGGAGTTAGCCCATACATTCTTAATTCTAATTTATTGCTCATATTTTTTATATTAAATTTTATTAGATAGATTTCTATTACTGAATTGTTTAAAATCTGTAACTTCCATAAGAAGTTTATCTTTAATAAAATCAGGTATATTAACTTTGAATGACTTTTTAGGAATTTCAATTTCAGCAACTATCAAATGGTGACCACTATTAAACATATCAACTTCCCACTTAAGATCATCATCAGGATAAATCCATCTTTCTTTTGAAATAAATTTAGCATCTTCTCCAGGAGTATTACATCTTTTAGTGAAGAATTCATATTCTTCTTTTGTAAGATTATGCTCATCTTCAATATTAATACCTTTTGCTACAGACTTTTTAATAGTATGTATCCAAGATACTCCATTAATATTAGAATCCCAAGACCTGGCTCTTTCCCAGACACCTTTTGAGTTTTTCCAATACCATTGGTCAATTTTAACAATTTCAGATGGTGTCTTATCAGGCATTGCCTTTAGTAAGAATTTTCGTTCGATTTCTAGTTTCATTTATTGTCTATATCTTTTTTAATGTATCTTTCTACTTTTTCAAAATAAAGTGATACGGTTAGTAACCCAATAGTTAAGAGAATAGGTGATATAATAAAGCCCATACCACAAAGTATACCAATTGCTGAAATGGTCCAAATAAAAGCGGCTGATGTCATGCCAACAATTCTATCATCATGTTTCATAATAACTCCACCTCCTAAGAATCCAATTCCAGTAACTATAGTTGATAAAATTCTTGTTGGGTCAGATATATTGTAGTATTTAGAACATAAGAAAGAAACAATTGTAAATATTGCAGAACCTACGCAAATTAAGACATTGGTTCTTAAACCAGCGACTTTATTTTTACGCTCTCTTTCCCATCCGATGATGGAACCACAGATTGTTGCGACAATAATTTTTGGAAAAATGTATTTTAGAACTTCTAGTTCTTGGGTTAGTTCAAATAGGTCTTTCATCTTAATATTATTTTAATATACAAATATAAGCAAAAAGTTTATTTAAAACAAAAAACTCACTAAATTAGTGAGTTTTTATTTTGTAGCCCGTATTGGATTCGAACCAATATCTATCAACCGAAAAGTTGACCGTCCTAATCAGATAAATCTGATTCTCTTGCGAGTCCTGTAGACTAACGGGCCATGTGCGTGACTTTGAGGTAGTCACACTGTCAATGACAGACCCTCCTCTCGGAGTAAGTTAACCACTACGAAAACTTAGTAGTCAGTATTGGATTCGAACCAATGTTTGATATCTGAATAGATATCCGTCCTGAATGCCGCTAGACGAACTGACCATAAAAAAAAGGACTGAGATTACATCCTTATACGACAAGTCTTTGTTTGGATTATGTGTTCCCAAATCTATCCACCATCTTTTGGATGGTATCCTGTCAATACCGGTTAGTTAGACTAACCACTCCTTGAGTCACTGATCACTCTCCCTCTACTCTACTTATCCAACCCTCGCAGGCTAGTTCGGGATTCGACTCCCTATAAGCTTTTCGATGAAATCACACCAGTCTTTCGGACTTATGTGGCCAAGAACAACTCTTGACTAAGTAGGTACCTTTCATCAGTAACTAGATAACACTTTCGATTTGAGTTTAGTTTTGAATTAAATTTCAAATTTTAGTGCCGTAGATTTATGTCGAAGTAGTGGTTATCTCTTAGTTTTCAAAGCTTTTGACCTCAAAAATTCTAGACTACTCCGTGTGATGCCTCCATCACAACTCTTTAAGATATCTTCACTAGACCCTACCTTAGCAGGTCACCGACTTGGTAGTCAGTTTAGTGTTCATTAACAGCACCACCTGTACAATGAATTGTCTTTCGACTTTGAGATACCTCTCAAGTTGAAACTCGCAATGATGATAACTGGTTGGTCACCACTTCTCGCAAAATTCCTACGGATTATTCCTATTCTTCTTCCGAAGTCAACTAGACAATCTACACTTACCTAGTCACTAAACCATTTCATCTACAGTGTTACCCTCGATTACTAAGGAATAGTGGTATTCCGTTTGCTTACCCGAGCTCAACCTTTCGGTCAAGCCGCAAACACATTTAGCATTTGTGATCACTTTATCCTCCTTTCAGAGATTATTTATGGACTATAAGCCGCCCCACTTACTCTAATGACCGAGGTCATTATTTCTGTAATTTCAATATGTTAAAGAACTATTTTTATAGTTTTGTTTTTAATTTTGTTTTACAAAGATAAATAATTTATTTTAATCTACCAAATATTTTTGTAAAAACTAATTTCTTTATTTTATACTCTCTATTTCAATTTTGTTTTACAAAAGTAGATAATTTATTTTAATCTACCTAATTTATTTTTAATTACTTTCTACCCCTCACACCTAACACCCTCTCGGAATGGTTTGTGTATAAAGACCTTAACATCTTTATCTTATAGTCGAGTAGGTAAACTCGTAGCGGGGACAGGATTCGAACCTGTGATCTTTGGGTTATGAGCCCAACGAGTTGACCACTTCTCTACCCCGCAATATGTTTTATAATAATTATTTCAATGAACTAAAATCATTTCTGATTTCTTTATACAAATGTAAGGAGGATTTTTAATCTCACCAAATTTTTTGTAAAATTTCTATAAAAAAATAAAAGGAAGTTTTAAATAGTATCTAAATAATCTAATAAATTTTCTAATAAATTATCAGCTCTGTCAAAGAACTCTTTATTCTTATTAAATGTTTTATTAGCATCATAATAATTCATTCCCTTATTAGTATAAAAAGCTTCTACTAAATTATCAGGAACAAAAATACCAGAGTATTTTAATTGTAATATAAAAGGTGTTAAAACACTTTTTGGATCAATTGAGAATGGATCATGCATTACATCATTATAAGATTCAGGTAATTCTTTACCCTCATAATCATCAGCACCATCATCACCATGTGTATAGAAAGCCGCAACTTTTCCTTCTAAATGATTTCTTAACATATCATCATGTTTTCCAGAACGAGCAAACTTACCAGTTATTTCAGAATTTTTAATATTACCATCACCCATTAATTTTTTAGCATCTTCAATAGTTAAAGTAAGATTGGTACAAACTAAACGGTCAAATAATAATTTAATTTGAGAAGAAAGTGAATGCCAGTGAATAGGAGAAACTATAATAAAAGCATCACATTCTTGTAATAAATTATAAACATCTAATTCTTTTAATAAATCTGGTTTTTCTTTATCACCTTTGAAATAACATGAACAATTATGTATTTTTATACCCTCACAGTTAAATTCATTTGAATTAGATACTTCAATATCATAAACCGGCTTTAGTCCAATTTCTCTAATGGATTTAACTTTTGAATATTCATGCTTTAAGTCTCTTCTTTTAAGATTAAAATAATTATCTAATTTATTTCTTTTCTTTATATTTAAAAGTTTTATATTATCATGTATTATTTTAACAGAATATTGGTCTGATATAGTAAGTGAGGAAGTTCTTTGGTGTTTTTTACCTCTAACTACTATCTCTTTATGACTAATGTCAGATATATTAGACTTTATACCCACTCTTGATAACAGTAACTGAGCATCTCTTAGACAATTATAACTTGTGTTATATAAAATAATACCGCTTTTCGTAATACAGCCATCAGTTGATATCCATCCATTAAAAAAGTTAAATATATCGGAGTTTGATTTGAAAACATCTATACTCAGTCTTCTATTTTTAGCACTTGTTTTAGGTAAAATACTAATCATTCTTTTACCTATTTTAGTTCCAAAATTTATTTTAATCATCTCTGTTGTATAATTATCATATAAATCGCTAATCTTATATGAATGGTCTATTTTATGGTCAATTATAGATATTATTTCACTTCCTAGTTTATCTTTAATTTCCTCTATAAACTCAAATTCCTTTTTATCAACATATAATAATGGTGTATTATTTGCAAATGTTCCATCTCCCCATATCAATCCATAAATTAGAAACTCATTTTGTAAAAAGTCATCTTTGAAAATAAAATCTGTTTCTATATAAGGTATATTATCACCAACTTTTATATACTTTAGTTCAACCCATTCTTCTTTTCTAAAGAACTTCCAATTAGATTCCTTTGTTCTATATCTTTCCGTTGATAGAACTTTTATTTTATGATCATTTGTTATCTCCAGTTTTCTACCATCAGTTAGTTTTAACTCATATATTTTTTCAGACTCGGATGTCTTCATGTGATTTAAAACAACATTACCATCTTGTAATATATCACCTATTTTAATATTTTGAATCTCTATAAATCCATCTTTTGTATGCACTCTCTGGTCATAAGCAACACATTTAAAATGGCAGTGATATCCACCAGCAGTTGATATACATCCTTTACATGGTTGAATGGTAGGTCTCTTAGATTGATTAACAGCAAGATCAATAATTTTGAAATTAACAAATGGTGACCATTTTTCAACCATATGTTCTACAACACCGTGTGTTTTGGAATCCATACCAGAACAGGTTTCTTTATCTCTTGGTGATCCTTGGAATATTAAAACTTTTGGCTTTTTATCTCCTAATTTTCTTACTTTCATAAGAGTATATATAAAATTAAAAACCCAGACTAATCATCTGAGTTTAATATTCTATTTATTTTTATATCTCTTTTAAATTCGGTTTTAGTTAAATCAATAGTTAAAGTACCATCTACAAACTTACCGATATTTGGAATAAACCCATCATGTATTTTATAGACTTCTGTTTTATATTGAACATAAGCTACTGCAAATGGTTCATTTATAGTAACTTCTAAAATTTTGATATCTTTAATCCTATAAAATAGACCAAAGTCACTACTCATTTTTAGATGATTCTTAGTATATTCAATTAATTCTTCTTTAGTTACTAACATCTTCTAAAGTTTCACCAACAAATATAATATCTTTTTCATTGAGAAGTGATTCTAACTTATCTTTATCAATTGAATAGATAAAAAATCTATCATTAGAGTATTTACCATAAAATAGAAATTCATCATCCATTAAATCTAATGAATAAAGACGACAATTATCATCTAACCCATAATCTTCATTATTAACTGATTTTTTCCAAGAGAGAATTCCATTGAACTCCTCATTTGTTTTTCTGTTTATGTATTTGAAGGTGTAAAAATCATCTAGTTCTTTTACCACCCAACATCCATAAAAATCTTTGTCAAAATAGACTTTATTCATTTTATAAATAATTTTTTATTTCTTTTACAAGAAAATCTTCAATTTCCTTGGTCAATTCAACTTCCCATTCATCCACAGTTAAAGACTTTACTTCTACATCAACATCAGTAATATCTATATCCGTGTATGAAGGAGTCCAATAATCACCTGGATCATGCTCAACTCTACCATCAACAGTAAGTTCAAAATCAACAACAACTTCGACACCATCACAATTAAAAACCATAAATTGATCATTGCTTGTAAATCCACCATTTTCATAAATCTTTTCAGTCCAATCGGATGATTTTACATAATCACCATCTTGTAATTTAAGATTATTTAGCTTCAAAGAGTATGTTGTATCTAAATTGTTCATATATATCTTATATTTAAGACAAATATAATATAAATGTTCTTAAATACCAAAAAATCCAAGATTAATCTTGGATTTTTTATTAAATTGATATTACTTTATCAAAACCTTCTTCTGGAGTAACTGGTTGATATGATGAAATCATACTTTTAATAACATGAATTGGAATATCTTTATTTTCTTCCTCAATTCTTTTCTTATTTCTTCTTTCATATTCATCTTCTGATAAAATTGGAAAGATAACCGCTAACTTATAGTAATCATTAGAGAAATAATTTAAATTATGTTTTCTACGTTTAGAAGCCATATGAGTCATATCAATAATAACATTTTTCTTTTGTAGGTTAGCATCAACAAGTCTTTCATGTAGAATTCTATCTACTTCTTTTTGATCGACATTTTTAAATGCTTCTGTATAGTTTTTTGAACCATATACTTCCATAACAATATCATCACGACTAATTACATTAGTTGTTGGGAAATTTTGTTTAATCCAAGTTGTTTTACCCGAAGCCGGAGGGCCGATTAGAACAATAACAAATGGTTCTTTAATATCAGTATTAAACTGATTAAACTTTTTTATTTTCATTAAAGTAAATTATTTTTTTAATATACAAATATACTAAATCTATTTATTAAAAACTAAATTTTAATATATAGATTTATATGATTAGTAAATATAATAGTTTTTTATCTGAGTTATTGTTAGAAAGGGCAATAAATGAGTCTATACTTTATTATTCGCCTGATTTAAGAAAGATTATTAATAAAATAGATTCTGATATTGCTTTAGATTTAAGGAAATCAGAAACTACTGATATTAAACCAGATGTTACTTTTGTTGATTTAGATCAAGAAGGATATTTAAGTTTCTCAACTATGAGAAATGCTAAAAAGAATATTATTGAAAAATTTCCACATATAGATGATATTGATACTAAAGTTGATAAAGATTTAGCAGATGAACTTTTTGATTTAGATAAAAGAGGTTCATCAAGAGCTAGTGGTGTTTCAACTAAATCAAGAAGTCAAATTGGAATAGGTAAATTTATTAATAAATTATTTCCTGGTAAATATAATGACAAACAAAGAGAAGATTTTGTTAATTCATTTAAAGCTGCTTTAGTAAAAGTTGCTGAGAAATTTGAAGTTGTTGAAGGAGTTGATATTGGATTTTGGTACAATTCTAGAAACTATGCTCAGGTATCTGGAACACTTGGTAGTTCTTGTATGGCAGAAAAGAATAGTTCTATATTTAGAATTTATGAAATGAATCCTGAAGTATGTAAAATGCTTATTCTAAAAGAAGATGATAAGATTTTAGGAAGAGCTCTTGTTTGGAAATTAAAATCTATCAGAAGTTTAGGTAGACCGGTAGAAGGTATTGAATATTTTATGGATAGACAATACACTATAAAAGATTCCGATGTTCAAAAATTCAGAAACTACGCTAAAGAACAAGGATGGTGTTATAAATCTTATAACAACCATCACAGTTGTGAAACAGTTAATATAGAGGGAGTAGACAAAAATGTAGGAATGACTGTAAAGGTTAAACCTTTTAAAGTTTCTGGAGTGATTGAAGATTATGATTATTCTAAATATCCTTATATGGATACTTTTAGAAGATATAATCCAAATAATGGTTATTTTTATAATGATAGTGATACAGATGAAAACGAAGGACAATATATTTTAGATTCAACAACTGGTGGATATAATGAAATAGAAGGTGGTGTTTATTCTGAATGGCATGATAGAAGAATACCAGAAGATGATGCTGTTTATTCTGACAGACTTGGTGATTATCTTCTAAGGGATTCTGCTGTTGAAGTTACTATGGGTAATAGAAGACATAGAGGTTGGTATCCATCTGATTATGATGATATTGTATTTGATGAATCTATTGATGAATATTTACATTTTGATGATACAGTATACTCAGAAGCTAAAGGTTATCACATATACACAGATAATGCTTGTAAAGTAATTAATAAAGTTTATTCAGATGGTAGTATTGAAAATTATGATGATGCTGATTGGTATTATGATGAAGATCCAAATATTATTAGAATAGATGAGAGTTCTTATTGGTTTGAAAAATTATCAGCTAGATGGAATGAATGGAATGAATACTCTTATATTTTAAAATCAATAATGACTAAAGATTACAATAATAAGTGGATTCCTAAGACCATATCAACTAATGTATATTTAGTAACTGAACCAAATAAAGATGATTCTATTGATTTAATGGGTATTGACTACTTAACTGAAGTTGATGCTTTCTTATTAGGATATGATATTGATAAAAATGACAAAATAGTAATTGATAAATTTTCATATCAATTAAATTTAGAACAAATTATAAAGCCATTAGCATTAAGATATAAATCCGAAACTACAAAATTAAGAGATATTCTAACAAATAAAGGTCAATTAAAATTAGAATTAGGATTTGAAGATGAAGAGGAATATAAAGTTGAGATAAAAAAGAGATTAATTAAATTATCTGACAGATTTGAAGAGTTAGAAGATGGTATTTGGTCTTAAATTCCAATATCTTCTAAAGCCTTATTTCTTAACCATTGTTTAAATTTCACTTTGATATTTCTGGTCATGTTGATTAATTGTATTAACAAAATCAGACTCAATTATTTTACCTACTGAATTTACTTTAATAAAATGTATTGTTCTACCATCATTAAATCTTCTATTAAATTTAACATAAATTTCATAATATTTATCTCTTTTATTAGTAAAAATAAAATTAATATGAGTTTTCCACCATTTAGGTATCATTAATTTTATTTGTCTTCTAACTACAATAGAAAGATATATCTTATGAATAGTAAATGTTCTTGTAAATAAAAAAAACCCTGTTTCATATATTAAAAAACACAGAAAAATAAGACCGAAAACTCCACTGATAGAGAATCCGATATTATTTCCATCATGAAAGAAGTTAATCATTTTGCTATTAAAACTTTAATTAAATCACCATCAAATTTATAGACACGGTGATATCCATCTATTAATCTAAACTTACCATCTTTTTCTTTAACAATACCTCTGATACCAGAATAATTCTTATTAGAATAATGTTCTAACTTTTCCATTTGTATTTTTCTATAATGACCATCACTTCCAAATATAATATCTGATTTTTTAATCTCCACTATTTCATATTTAGAATTAACTAACTCTGGTAAAATATATCCATATTCAATATTTAAAATAAATTCAATTCTTTTATCTAAATCATCAATATCAAAAGCCAAATCTAAATCTCTTTCAATTCTTTTAGCAAGTGACTCAATTATTTTTATATCTCCTAATTCCTCACCATAATAACCACCTTCAATTGAAATATCCCAATTATCAGATTTCCAAATTTTATGAGCACGAACAATTCTATCTATAGTATAAATATCTATTTCCTTGCCCATTCCATATAAAATGGAATTGATAGTATTATGTCTTTTAGTAGATTTTGAATTATCAAAATATAAATCATAAATCTTATCTACAATTATTTTAACATCAACATTTTCAACACGAGCATTTTCTATCGTAGAACAACGACAAATTCCTTCATCATCACAAGCATGTTCATCACAATTACTTTGAGTATTATAGTCATATTGTAAACCATATCCTTTAAAATCCTTATTTACTAACTTGCTCATTTCTTATTCTTGTTTTACAATCTTTACCATTTACTTTTTTATAAATATAAAATTTATTGTTTTTAATTTTATCTAAAATCTCTACAAGAGTTCCACCTTGTAAAGTATACCAACTATACGGTAGTATTTCTTCTGTCATATAAGGGTTCCATCTGTTAAATCTGTTAATCTTTTTCACACCATTACTAACTGGAATATCAAAGTAATAGAAACTCTCATGCTTTAAAATAGATTGTTTCTTTTTTATCTCTGATTCTATTTTACTTATTATATGCCTTGTTATAAAGTTACTCATACCATTTTACCATTTAAAATTCCATTATGAAAATATCTAAAATCAGAAATATCAAATCCTTCTACATTTTTTAAGTAAGAATTGATAGCACCAATTATATTTTGACGACCAGATGTATTATCAGTATGTGCATACCAACTTGGAAACTTTTTACCATTATCTAAACAGTAATTAATTAAGTAATCAGCAGCTGTTTTACCAGTATATTCTTGTCCATCTTTAACACAAGCAAGGTCATGATCAAATGAAACTAATTCAATTTCATCAAAATGTTTATTCACAATATCAACAAATTGGAAGTAATCTCTAACGATAACCCATTTGTTTTTATCAGAATAATCTGAACCCAAACCTTTACCAGATTTATGTGACATATCCGGAGTACGGATGTCGTCTATAAAAACATTCATATTAATTTAAATAAATACCTTTTCTAATACAGAAATCATCAAGATTTAGACCTTGTGAAACCCAAAAATTAAATTCGGAATCTGTTTGAGATTCTTGAACATTTTTAATAATTTTGTCAGCCCATTTTTGAGCTATTTTAGTGATTATATTTTTCATATTTTATAGTTTTTAAGAAAATCTTTTTCTACTTCTTTTAAATTGTTCATTCCTACTTCTGATATTCTATCAAGGATAATATCAATATCTATATTTTCCATTGTCCAATAATTAATACCTTCCATAAAGATATTAAATTTTATCTGACTTGTTGGTAAATATTTATCTTTTAATAAAATCTCTACATCAATTTTACCTTTTAATACACTTTTAGATATATCTTTTAATTCAAATTTAATTAAATTATTTTTCAATATAGAAATATATTTTTCGATTTCAAAGTTTGATGTAATCAAAATACAAGTATATTTATCATCTTCATCGTCATAATCAAAAAATGATTCTACATCAATATTAGAAATAACTTCTTTTTCATAATCATCCAATCTATCATAATCATCATTTAAGAAGTCGGAATTTTTATCGAATTTTATTTTGAATATAGAGGTCATTAAATTATATATTAATTACAAATATAAACAAAAATATTTACTAATAAAAGCAAATTCATGTATCATCATGATATACTTTTATAAACATTATATATATTATTAATATAATTTTTATGGAAAAGAAAATGCCTGATAGTTTTGTAGAAAACAGATTATCTAAAAGATATCCAACGGAAGTTGGTGGTCCAAAATTTGAGCCTGATAATATCAGTCTTTTCAAATTAGAAAAAACTAGTAAAGTAAAAAAATACTATTCTTCTAAGTTTGAAGAAATGACTAAAGAATATGAATCATTAATGAATGAGATTAGTATCAATGAAAGACTTTATAAATCTAGTCATAACTTTGAACCAGTAACTGGTGAAATTTATCACTTATATAAAAAAGAATCCGGTGAAGAATTTCTTTCTTTAATATCTCCTGATCAATGGAAGAAATGTGAGTTTATCGGATCTTATAAATTTTTATCAGACGGAAGATGGGAGGTAGCTTAACTTCTAATAAAATAAAAGTAAATAAATGGAGAGGAAAATCTTAATACAACCTCTAATATTCTAATAATATTTTTACCATTTTTTCTAGTAATTTTTTTTACTATATTTTCTTTTGGATCAAAAATTTCTATCATATTAAGTTTTTAATTTTATGTAAGATTACTTACTACTTAATATGATATCAGAAGTATTTTTGTTTTTAACCAGGTATTGTTATTAGCTTTATAAACTCATCAAAATCACATTCCATATAGGCTTTATCAATATCAAATTGATCATCATAATCAACCATTACAAATCTTACAACCTTTTTAATAATGACACCGAAGTATTAGACTAAAGAAAAACCTTCTTTCAAACTTACCGTTTTATTGAAACTTTTACCATCAGTATCTAAAATATAATACCCCTTTCTCATCATTTGAACTGGCTCCTTGACGTTTAAAACGTGTGGTTCAAAGATTGCCTTATCATTAATTATAAGTGAATCTGTGTTGATGTAATTGATAAAATCATCTTCATTTTTATCCGGTGATTCATCATTGAATAATCTATCATATTCATTTACATTAACTCTAACTCCATGTTCAGCAGATACCCAGTGAATAGTTCCTTTAATCTTTCTTTCAAAAGTCATACCAGATCTTGTTAAAGGGTCGTAAGTACATCTAATTTCAATAACTTCTCCACTATCATTCTTGATAACTTCATTCGCTTTAATAACATAAGCACCTTTCAATCTTACTTCACCACCCAACTTTAATCTGTGGAATTTGTTATTAGCTTCTTCTCTGAAATCTTCCGATTCAATAAATAACTCACCACTAAAAGGAATCATTCTAGTACCAGCACTTTCATCACCAGGATTGTTTTCAACTTCAACCATTTCAGTTCCATCATCCCAATTAGTAATAACTAACTTAACGGGATTCATTACACCCATCAATCTATTAGCAACTACATTCAAATCAGTTCTCAAACATTCTTCTAAAAGCAAGTAAGAAACAACTGACTCTTTTCTAGTAACAGAAATTCTATCACAGAAATCTTTAATAGCATTTGGTGTAAAACCTCTTCTTCTTAAACCAGAAATAGTTGGCATTCTTGGATCATTCCAACCATCTACAAATCCTTCTTCAACTAATCTTTTTAATTTTCTCTTTGACATAACTGTATAGTCAATGTTCAAACGAGCAAACTCAGTTTCTTCTGGAAGTGGATTTTCTAAATCACAATTTTCCAAGACCCACATATATAAAGGTCTATGAACTTCAAATTCTAAAGTACATAAAGAATCAGTGATACCTTCTTTATAATCTGAAAGTGGATGAGCAAAGTCATACATTGGATAAATCTTCCAAGTATCACCAGTTCTGTGGTGTGACTTACTGATAATTCTATAAAGAACCGGATCTCTTAAAATCATATTAGGAGAAGTCATATCAATATTGGCTCTCAAGATTTTAGAACCTTCAGAGAATTCACCTAATATCATTCTATTAAATAGGTCTAAGTTTTCTTCTATACTTCTAGATTTATAAGGTGAGTCTTTACCAACTGAAGTTGGTGTTCCTTTTAAGTTAGCAATTTCTTCAGATGTTGAATCATCAACATAAGCTAATCCTTTCTTAATTAAAGTAACAGCACATTCATAAAGAAAATCAAAATAATCAGAGGTGTATCTGATTTCACTTGGAGTATAACCAAGCCATTTTATATCTTCAATCATTGAATCTACAAACTCTTTTCTTTCAGTTGTTGGATTCGTGTCGTCAAATCTTAACACACACGGAGCATTATACTTTTCTGCTAATCCAAAATTTAATATAATGGATTTAGCGTGACCTAAGTGAAGACCACCCACAACTCTACCATCGTTTAGTATAGCTCCATTTGGTTCTGGTGGAAAACGAAGTTTTAACTTATCAAGATTTCCTTTTTCTAATATTTTTTCTTCTATGAAATTCATAATGTTTATATTTTTATATGTTGTTTAGTTGGAAAAACAGGGATCGAACCTGTATCTTCTGATTCAAAGTCAGAAATAATAACCATTATACTATTTTCCAATATTACTACTATCTAGAGTAGTTTTGCTATCCGGGTAGGACTCGAACCTACACGCCTTTCGGCATCCGCTTCAAAGGCGGATGTGGCTGCCATTTCACCACCGGACAATTTGTTATATTAAATTTCTAAATGTCAAACTCATTCTACCGGAATTTGTATGAAATAAAAAAACCCTGTCCAAAAAGATTGAACAGGGTTTGTAAAGTTTACACAATACTATTCCATTATCAATCTGTTCGATTAATTTGTTGTTGCTGGAATTGTGTTGTTGTTCTCATTTTAATTTCTTTTTTTACAATATTAGTTATATTTTTATTCATACAAAGATATAAAATTTTTTCCATATTTACCGACCACATAGTCTAAATATATCTTTATGTCTTTCTTGTATATAACTTTTATTTCATATGGGAAATATGAAATTTTAGCATTTGTTAAATCCGATTCAAAGTTCTTAATTTCCACATACTCATCATTAACTATAAAATCTGGATAAAATAAATGTTTTTTATTTTTATAAAAATATTCAAATCCTTTTTTATTTCTTTCAATTTTTATATTATGATCAATACAATATATTAAATATGCTAATTCATAACTACTATCCAACCAATAACCTTTATACCACCCTGACTTACCTCTACTACTTCCTTTTTTAATACCACCTGATATCTCTAACCAACATTTTTTATGATACTTTTGTTCTCTGTATTTTTGATTAACTCCACATTCTCCACATTTTAAACAAGTAAATTGTATTATCTTCTTATCTCTTTTAGGCGGGATAAACATATTTCCATTTAAAATTAACGAATTTCTTATTTTACTTTTTGTTTCTTCAGATAGTGTTCTTTGTCTAGAACATTTATCAGAACAATATTTTCTTAAAATTTGTTTATTTTTATCTCTTTCAAATTCAGATATCGTAGATTCAACCTCAAATTTAGTATTACATCTTAAACAATTTCTAATTTCTACAACTCTATCAACTTTATTACAACCTTTAAATAACTTACTAAGATTTTCTTTTCTTTTCTCAAAATTTGGATTTTCATCACAACACGCAACATGTGAAGCAAATCCTTGTTGTTTTTCAACGAATATTAATTTTTTACACCATTTACATTCTTTTATATACATAGATTATATATTAAAAATTAAACGGTCCCTATCAAAAACGAACCCAAACATGCGGATCTAATGGGATTCGAACCCACCTGATCTTCCGAGTGACAGTCGGACGGACACACCAAGCATCCCCTAGATCCATATTTTTGTCTAAGTGACAGGGTTCGAACCTGCGGCCTGAGAGTCCCAAACTCCCCGCTCTACCAAACTGAGCTACACCTAGTTTTTGAGAATTCTTTTACTCTATTCCCAAAAGAGTACGTTTCTGTCCAATTATACTTCGTGTTGTCCCACAAGGGTTCGAACCTCGACTCTTCGGTACCAAAAACCGACGTGTTGCCAATTACACCATAAGACAATAAAAAACCCTCATAAGAACTAACTTATGAGGGTTTACAAATCGTTTAATGTTTTTAATTAACTTATTGTAAAGACATAGTTAGTCACTTCCTTAGAATCCTGATCCTGAGGTTGCGGGTTAACTTGTGCGATATTTACGTTAATTGTTTTCATTTTATTATATAGTAAATTGTTTATGTCTCTTTTAATGTTTATTCTTATTTTATACAAATATAGATAAAAGTTTTATATCTGCCTAATTTATTTTGTAAAAAAATTGAGACTTGTATCTGAATCGTTTCCCATCCCAATTCACAAAAATAAGGTAGGTTTTTTAATCCACCAAATTATTCTGTATCTTTTTTAAAATCATTATATCTTTTAATTTTATCACCACCTTTTAAATTATCAACCTTTGACTTCATTTCGTCATCCATAATCATAGGTATTAACCTATTACCGATTGTCTTAGGGTCCTTTAGATATTTTTCAGTAGGTCTCTTATAATCATAACTATCTATATCACTATCTATAAATTTATAATCACCAGTAGTTGTTTCAAATCCAAATCTATTGAAGAAGGTAACTAATTCTTTTAGTGATTCATCAGAAAAACCAAAATATGTTTCAGGATCATATAAAGAATCTTTACCATTATAATGATGCACATTTACTTTATTTGGATAATCAATTGTAAACTCATACATCATTGAGTCACCATATGTTAAGTCAATGTTTAATCTTAGTGAATTTGAAGGATTAGATTCTGTTCCATCATTATCTTTAACCATAGTAATATCAAATTGTAAGTTGTCTGGTTCACCATCTGCTGTTGGATCATCATCTTTTTTATCAAGAGTACTCTGAGAGTACATAACCGAAACACAATTCATTAAATTATAAATACCAGGGTATCCATCATCTCCAGGTTCCAAACTTTTCACATCTAATGTAAACTCACCATTTTGATTAATAATAGTTAGTTTTTTAGGCAAAAGTTTTACCCATTCAGAAGAGTCAAAAATAGATATTTTATTCTCATTGAACTTTTTAATATATTTCATATTCTATATATTAAATTTTTATCATAAAAAAACCTACTTTAAAGTGGGTTTATATTCCTAAATCTTTCAATTTTTTATCTCTCATTTTCGAGACATCATGAATAGCATATATAGAATTCTTTGTGATAATTATATTCTCATCAATTATATTGATAACAGTAGTTGTAGACCAAGATCCATTACCAAGAGTAAATGACTTACCAACTTGTGGATAGTCATCAAACTTACCAACATAAGAGTCACCTTCGCCTATTCTACCAGCGACTCTTGTAGAGAATCTATCTGAAATAATAGATTTTTCTGTTCTTAGAAAGTTATAATCATTTTTACATTCTTCTTTAAGAATATTAACATAGTAATCATATATTGGACCACAATCATAAACAACCATTGCTGTTGACTTATTTCCTTTAATAGGTGGTAGGATTTTACCTATTTTTAATATCTCAATTTCTTTAGTCATATAGGTCTTCACAATATCCACTGATTGAATCATTATCAACAGGTCTATAGGTTGGTTTATTAGTTGGCTTTAATTTTGATTTTGATTCTACTTTAGAAAATACTTCATCACCATAGTCTTTTAACTCTTCAATTTCTTTATAATCTAAAACTGGTAGATATTCAATTAAATCATTTCTATCACAATCAGATGAGTGGTCAAATTCATAGTAAACTTTTAATTTGAATCCATCCCATTCAGATCTAATATAGTGTAGTTCAAGTTGAACAAGTACTTTATCAATCATTTCTTGCTCAAGAGCAATTCTTTCTTTACAAAGATCTACAGAAACAACTCTTTTAGTTAAAGTATTAATCTCAACACTTGAAACATAATTAAACTTAGCATCATGAAACCAAGTTTTTTCAGTTCTATCAACCGGGGTAGTTGGATTAGTCCAAGTTTTGTAACCATAATCATAGTCATAATCATATTCACTTCCCCATCTTCCACCATAAGAACCATAATTGTATTCAGTTTTAGAAGGATCTCTATCAACAGGTAAGTTATTCCAATCTACTTTCAAACAAGCTTCAGCTAATTTTTCTAAGTGTTCAATATTTTGAACTTCGGAAAATGTGTGTTCATTTTGATATCCAACAGAAATATTAGTACACTCTGGGTATAATTTAACAAATTGAATAGAGTCAGTTAAAAGTCCAGTAGTGTCATTTTTATAAGAAAATGTGTCATTTGCTAAATTTAATTGTTTTGATAATTCATCACCAAATTTATCTGAACAACATCTACTTCCACTTTGATAAGTTATAATTGATGTAGTACCTCTACGGTCAAATGAAATTACTTTGTTTATACCTTCTTGTTTTTCTTCTTTGTATTTAGTAGCAACTTTTCTAGAACCAACACAACCAACTTCTTCACCTAAGAAAAAGTAATAAAGACCTGGTATGTTATTTTCAATCATATGTAACATAATAGTCACACCCGCTTTATCATCTGCTCCAAGAATAGATTTACCGTCTGTTTTAATATTAACACCTTCAAAAACATGAACAACTTCACTAAGTGCTGATGTTGCTGTATCTAAGTGAGCAGTAAACATAACATCACTTTCACCGATTTTAATAAACAAGTTACCAAATTCATCTTCTTTAAGATCTGAATTTAATAAAGGAAATATATCCTTTTCAGTACCGTGTGGGTAGGTTCTGCTAGTCAAAGACAGAAACATATTCTTAATATTCATAGTATAAATTTTTTGTTATACAAATATAGTAATTTTTATAATATAAAACTACTATTTATTTTTATATTTCTTTAAATATTCAGATTCCCATATAGATATAATTTTATACCCCATACTTTTTAGATATTCCTCTTTAATTATTGTATTTCTATATAATTCTCCAAATGTTTTACCAATAACACTATTAACTATATTAGATTCAAAAATATTAGGGTTTCCGTGCCAGAAGTCACCATTAAACTCATATATAATATTATTAACTTTATCTACACCATCTACTACATATTTTCCTATACTAACTTGTCTATCTTTTTTTTCTATTCCAATAACATCTAACCAATCATTTTCCATCAAACCATACTTTAATCCACAAATTTGACACCCTCTTCCGTTTAGATGTTTATTAGGAGTTTGAATAAACTCACCATGTTGTCTACATATTATCCGTACTTTAGTTAGAGCATTTTTGTAATCAACTAATGAATAATCATATCTATTATTATGTATAATATTTGACTTATAAGAGAAGTCATCAGTTGATGATTTTAAATTACCAGCACATATTTTACAACCATATCCAATTAGGTGATTTCTTGCAACTTGATTAAAAATACCATGCAGATTACAAATAATAGATACCGTGGTTATATTATTAATATATTTAACCAGTGAATAATCATATTTATTTCCATGTTTTAGATTAGATTTTTTAATAAAATCCGAAATATTTAATTTAAAACTTTTATCACATTTAGGACAACCCTGTCCTTTTAGGTGATTATTTGGTGATTGGTTGAATTCACCGTGTTCTTTACATATTATACTTACTTTATTTTTATCATTGACATAATCAACTAATGAATAGTCAAATATACCATTATGTTTTAATTTTGACTTCTCTATAAACTCAATAGTATTCGATTTTCTATTAACTCTACAAAAAGGGCATTTTTGACCACTTAAATGATTGTTAGGTGTTTGATAAAAAACACCATGTTCTTTACATATTATCTTTACTTTTGTTTGGCTATTTACATAATCAACTAATGAATAGTCAAATATACCATTATGTTTTAATTTTGACTTCTCTATAAAAGTCCTACTTATTGTCTCCATAAATTTATATATTAAAACTGAAAAGCATATTTTAATATATACATTATGCAACAAATAATATCAGATACATTAAATGGAACTTTATCTATATCAGATCAATTTAGTATAACAGCTGCTACTTCATCTTCTGAATCAACTCCTATTTTTTATAAATCAGGTGATGAATATACAATAAGTTTTGTAGATATAATGGATGTTAATAAACTTACAACATTTTCATATGATACTTTAGGATCAACTGATACAAGATTTTTAACAACAACTTATAGATTATCTAGAAATTCAACATCTTGGAGTGATTTTCAAGAACTGAAATCTGATATTGATAATTTTCCACCATTTGATCCAAAAGATCCTTTATATGTGGATGTTAAATGGACCAGAGGTGGATCATCAACAATAGGTATTATTAGATTATTAGAATATAAATTAAGTGGATTGCTTGAAGTAAATATTGAAACAGGTGATGTGCCTATTAAATTAAAAGTAGGTGAATCAACTATATTAAAAGCTCCTTATATTTATAAAGTATTCAAAGTAGATGATATTGAAATTATATCATCATCAGTTCTTACAGATGTTAATATTAAGTATAGATTCTCACAAGATAGTAGTAGAACTTTTTCAGGTTGGGAACCATTTACTAAAGAAAATATCACATCATTGAGAATAAATCCTATTAGATTTTTTCAAGTTGAATATTCAATAGAAAATAATTCAACTTCTAATATAACAATTCAAGATGTTAATTTAATTGGAGACTTTCAAAATGTAAGTAAAGATTATTTCAAAACCAATTTATATGGTATCAGAGAATGTTGTCAATCTAATGTTTCTGGTTACTATGATGCAAATGGTACTTTTATACCAAACACATCATCAACTGGAGTTTCAAATTCAGGTGGGCAATGTGATACAACAAATGCTTTATATGGTCTTACATCAGAAGATAAATCACAACTATATAATCCTTACCAACAAAATACAGCTATTAATTTATTAAATAAGTTAAGTACTGACGCTCAACAAATATTTGGTCATAGAGTTATTTACTTTGTTACTGATCCAGATAAACAAGGACAAGATCATTCTTTACATGAGTATCAATTATACAATGTTGTTTGTAATGGAGATATTAAAGTTTCAATTGAAGGTAATAACTTTCCAGATTCTCAAATAATGATGAATCAATTCGATTTGAATTTATTTGAAACAATGGAAGCACATATTACTAAACAACAATTTAAAGAAATATTTGGACCTCAAAGAAGACCAAGTAAAGAAGACTTTTTATTCTTCTGTGATCTGAACAGAATGTATCAAGTAGAACATGCTCAACAATTTAGAAATTTCAATAACTCTGCAATTTATTATAAATTGATATTGAAAAAATACACTCAGAAAGCAAATGTCAAGGCTGGTACACCAGAAATTAAAAATAAACTTGCTGAACTTACTAAGAATACAACTATTGAAGAGTTATTTGGTGTTGAAATTAAACAAGATAAAGATGCCGTAGCTAACAAGGAACAATATACAACATTAACAAAGGATCCAATTAGAATGGACTACTTTGCTCAAATAGATAAAGAACTAATTGAGAATTCAAGTAATATTATTTCTAAGTCAAATTATGATTTAGCAACAATTGATTTAGGATCAGTTGCAGTTAGATATAAAAATATGGACACTTATATTAAAAAAGGAGATAATATTGGATATATGGCTTGGTTTAATATACATAACTATGTTGTAGATGATGTTTATAACTTATTTAATTTATATGATTCTACAAATAATTTAGGATGGAAATCAAATTTAATTAATGATGAATTAATAGTTAATATAAGTGGATCTACTTATAGTTATAATATAACTGGATCTAATTTACCAGATACTGTTGCTTTTGATGAAGATACTTGGTATTGTTACTTATTAAATATAGACCAAAGATTAAGAACTATAACTCAATATATCTATAAGAGAAATGTTGATGATGAAGATGATGCTCAGAACTTACAAAGTACTTTACTTCAATTAGTTTATGAAAATACTCAAGATATGACTCCAGTTGAATTCCAATTAGAAGGAGTATTTGCTGAGATATTTGCTTCTGATATGAAAATGACTAATATCAGATTATTTACAGATATTATTCCTAAAGAAGAACATAATAAGATGTTAAATCAAGCTATTATTGGAGAAGCATCTAAATACTTAGTTTTTGCGGATAACGCTAATACAAGATTAAGTTTACCAAACTTTCCACTTGGAAATGAATAAATATAAAAAAACCTCTGAATATTCAGAGGTTTTTTATTTTATACAGTAACTGTTTTAGTAGAATTAAGAATTCTCAATTTCACTTGGTCTTTACCGAGAATTGACATTGTAGTCATTAAATCCGGACCAGCAATTCCACCAACTAAAGCAATTCTCAAACCAGGCATCACTTTACCAATCTTAATTCCAAAACCATCACAGATAGAAGAAATAGTTAATTTAATACTATCATTATTACTAAAATCAACAGAATCAATATTATCAACAAAACTCGACATAACTTTTGTATAGTTATCATCAATTTTTGAGTAATCGGTGATAACAGGAGTATCAAAAAACAAATCCACAATATGATTCAAATCCGTCTTAAAAGTAGATCTATCCTTAGCCAAAGTAATAATCTTATCTAATCTATCATCAGAGTATCTCCCATCTTTTATGTTGATAAAGTCAATTAAATCTTTGTTATCAGTAGCCTTTAGATAATGAGAGTTAATCCATTTAGCTTTATCAATATCAAAACGAGCACCGGCCTTATGAACTCTATCTAATGAGAATGAATTAATCATATCATCTAAATTCATAACTTCAATATCCTTACCAGGATTCCAACCAATTAAAGCAAGTGAGTTAATAAAGGCTTTAGGATCATAACCTAAATCTTTCCAACCTGGAATATAAACCCCGCTATCATCAGTATAACCAAGTGGTGCAATAGGAATGCCATATTTAGCGGCCGTTCTTTTCGCTAACTTACCTTTGCCATCAGGATTCATAATTAAAGGAAGATGAGAAAAAGTGGGAATATCCCATCCAAATGCTTTATACATAAGAATATGAAAAGGAGTAGAATTTACCCACTCTTGTCCACGAAGAACATGAGTAACCTTCATATCATGATCGTCACAAACATTACAAAGATGATAAGAACCAATACCATTGGATTTGATTAAAACTTTATCATCTAAAGTATTTGTATTAATAGTAATACTACCTAATATAGCATCATCAAAAGCTATATCAACATCTGGAGTTACAGCAAAACGAACAACATAAGGAACTGAATTAATATCAGTATCAGGATTTGTCAAGGAGTTATTCATAGACATACGAGTTGTTGAATCATATTTAAGACCTTTTGATTTTAAAATATCTAAATCATCTTTAGTATCAAAAGCATAATAAGCCAATCCATTATCTAATAGAAATTTAACCTTATCAGAATAATCTCTTTCTGATTGAATAAAAGAACCAATTGCTGGGTCTGGATTCCAAAAAGAGTAATCTGGTACAATATCTAACCAATCACAAGTATCTTTAAAATATTGTAAAAATTCTGGAGTATAACGGTCTTGATCCGTGTCCTCGAGCCTCACAAGAAATTTACCACCGTGTCTTTTAGCAAGAAAGTAGTTATAAAGTAAGGTTCTTAAATTTCCCAAATGGACAAATTTTCCGGTTGGTGAAGGCGCGATTCTTGTTACAATGTTTTTCATTTTATAAATTTTATACAAATATAAGAAAAGAATTATAGAAAACAAATATATACATTATGAAATATTTAAGAAGATTTAATGAAGATATTGAAGCAACAATTAAAGCTAATGGTAATATAAAACCTAATATAGATAGTAAGACTAATACTTTAGATACTATCTATGATAAAAGATGGGAAAATGAATTATCAGAATTCATTACAATAAATTATCACAATAATCTTTATAAATTTAAGAAAGATAATATAATGTTACATTCTGATATGGTTCAAATAACTTATGCTTCCACACCTCTTTATAGTGAAGAGTCTGAAGAAATATGGGGAGCACCTGATACTTTAGAATTTGATATTTATTTTGCTAAAGATGATAAAGATGGTAATATAACATTAACTATTGATATTACTTATGGAGATGCTATGGCTTGTGAATTTAGTATTGAAGAACCTAATAAAATAAAAGTTATACAATATACATCACATCATTCTAAATTTGATCCAAGTAATACAGTATTTGCCTTAGTAGATGATTCTTTAGAATCATTTATAAAGTTTCTAAATAGATTTGATGGAATGAAACTTAAAAGAGAAGATTTTAAGTTCTTGGACCAATATGATAATTATAATCCTAAACAGTTTCCAAAACATGCTAAAGATCCTAACATAGTTAATAAGACTAAGTTAGGATATCCTAATAAAATTAATTAGTAGCGATACCAGGAATCGAACCTGGTCCTCAAGGATATGAGCCGAGTGAGCTTGCCGTTACACCATATCGCCATTTAGTACTTCTGATCGGACTTGAACCGATACGGACCTTCCGGTCCAAGGGATTTTAAGTCCCTCGCGTGCTGCCAATTTCGCCACAGAAGCTTTTTAGAGCTCTCTACCGGTAACGATCCGATTTATTTAGTTTACAAGACTAACGCATCACCATTAATGCTTAGAGAGCTTATTGAGCACCTGGAGGGATTCGAACCCCCGTGACTGAGTTTGCAATCCAGTGCCTTTCGTATTTCTACTCCACTCGACCACAGGTGCTTATTAGTAGTCCTGACCGGGATTGAACCGATGACCTTCTCGATGTAAGCGAGTTGCTGCTACCGCTGAGCTACAGGACTATTTTTGTACCGGAGGTGGGACTCGAACCCACACGTCATATAGACACTAGCTTCTAAGGCTAGCGCGTATTAACCATTTCGCCACTCCGGCATTTTGTGAATGTGGTAGGGTATTCTCCTACAGATGTGGTGGTTATCTACTTTCCATTATCCACTCTAGTCATTCGGCTAGTGCTGTTGTAGTTTATCAGCATTCACACATTCTTTTGTACCCCAGGTAGGATTCGAACCTACATTTTCAGTTCCGTTACGATTAGTCGCTTAGAAGGCGACCTCGGCTACTGAGGCATTTTGTCGGTACGATAGGACTTGAACCTACATTTGCAACACCATTACGAATATCCACATTATCAGTGTGGCTCGGTACGCACCGTTTTATTTCTTTTTGAGGACCGGGTGGGTTACGATCCCACTTACTACACGTTAACAGCGTGTTGCTTGCCACTAAGCTTCCAGTCCAAATTTCAAACATAAAAAAACCCTCAGTTTTTGACTGAGGGTTTTGGATATCTTTTATAAAAATTTGTTTACATTAATTGACAAATCCTTTAAATAGATCAAAACCCTCACAAGGTCTAATACATAACGTATTATTCACCACTGTCAGTGTATTCATGTTCATATTTAAATTAATTGTTGTCATTGTGTATATATATATTAAAAAGGGTTTGTTCCTTTTGGTTATTTTGTTATTATTTTATACAAAAATAGATAAAAGTTTTATATCTGCCTAATATTTTTAATTTTTATTTTAAATTGTCATTGGTCTATTTAATTTACTCCAATCATCAATCTGCCTTTTCTTTTCAATTAGTTCTATTTGTAACTGAAGTTCTTCAATAATCTTATCAAATTCTTCACCTTTAATTACCTTATCAGGGTCAAATTTAATATCTTCTATTTTTTTCATAATACAAATATAGTAATTTAATTTTAAATATCTTTATTTTTTTGTTTAGATTTCCAAATTTCAATATCTCTTTCCATAAACTTTCTTAGTCTCTTTGAGATATTAATAGAATTTTCATCACAGAAT